GATCCACCGCTAATAGTTCCGCCGGCATTATCAATTACAAGAATAACACCGCTGTTAGTATCAGCTAGGAATGCTGTTCCGCCACTGTTACCATTAGTTCCGTTATTACCTGCTCCACCAGGATTACCATTGTTTCCTGGAGATCCGCTATTTCCTGGATTACCTGGCGTTCCAGGATTACCATCTGTTCCGTTATTTCCAGGTCCACCTGTTCCGCCTGGTCCACCAGCATTTCCTGGAGTACCATTGTTTCCAGGTCCGCCAGGGCCTCCCTGATTACCTTGTCCACCTGTATTTCCGTTCGCACCAGGATTTCCGTTATTTCCAGTACCTCCTGTACCACCAGGACCACCAGTTCCTCCATTATTTCCTGGACCACCAGTTCCACCTGAATTTCCTGGATTTCCTGGTGAACCATTGTTGCCTGGATATCCTGGGAATCCAGGCAATCCTGCTGTTGCTGGATTACCGTTGTTGCCTGGCGATCCTGGATTTCCTGGTAGACCTGGATTACCTGGATTACCAGCTGCGCCTGGATTGCCGGGTGTTCCTGCAGTCGCATACCATGATGACGGTTTCGAAAGAACGTTAGCCCAATACCATTCGCCATTTTGTCCTGGATTACCAGAAGCGCCAGTAGTTCCTGGATTACCAGAAGCGCCAGTGTTTCCTGGATTACCAGCTGTTCCAGGATTACCTGTAGATCCTGTATTGCCTGGATTACCTGGGTTACCGTTTGCGCCTGTGTTACCTGGATTGCCCGTGTTACCTGGATTACCAGCTGCGCCTGGATTACCTGCTGTTCCTGGATTACCTGTGGTTCCCGTGTTTCCAGGCGTTCCTGGGTTTCCAGACACACCTGCTGTTCCAGGATTACCCGCTGTTCCAGGATTACCTGGAGTTCCGGAAGATCCCGCATTTCCAGGAGTACCTGGATTTCCGGCCTTACCAGAAATAGTAGAATTGTTATCGATGTGAATATATGTTCCTGGAGACCAGCCTGTACCTGTTCTTAGAGCGGCTGTAGAAACATTAGAAGATCCGACTGTAGCGTTGATGACAGCGATAAGATTTAGCGGATAAGGAGGACTTCCCGCTTGCGTGAACAGATTGATGTTGTTCGCCGACGCATTAATCTTGACGACTTTGCTTGGTCTAGCTACAAATCCTAACAGCATTTATCTTACATCCGGTAAGAACGATCCATATAGCTTAGAGCCGTCAGAGAAGAACGAAAATACGTCAACTGCTCCTACAGCTGTTGATAGTGTAGGCGCTGTCTGAGCAGTCCACTTAAACAAACCATTCCATGTCAAATTATAGCTGCCCGATCCGCCTTGAACAACCTTAAGAATATAAGTACCAACTTTAAGATTCGTTGGTGCAGCCATTGTGCGCGATCCAGCAATAGTGACTGTTGCAACACGACCTAGAGCTACGTTCCAATTGATTGTCGAACCGTCAGACAGAGTTTGATTTAACGCATCAGAATTATCTGTCGTAGTTCCAGAAATCGTAAGATTTGAAGTTGTAGTCGCGCTGCTGACTGTCAGCTTATTTGTGGTTGTATTGCCAGAAGAAGTCAGCAGAGAAGTAACAATCAGTTTATTTGTAGAGGTGTTACCTGCAACAGCAAGATTCGTTCCTACAGTTGCGCGCCCAGAAATCGTTGTAAGATCGCTGGTGCTATCACCTAGGGTTGAAGTACCCTTAGATGTAAAGGAGACGTTTGCAGTCAGCGTATTAGCATACAGAGAAGAATTGTTAATAGCAAACTGACTGAGACGATCAAATGCCTGGTTTGATCGTGTGCGCCACGTATCAAACGTATTGGTTAATGCTACGTTAGCTATCTTAGCCATTATTTATCCTATCTTCTCTAAAATACGCTGCATGAGCATTTTTATGTCTTGGATTTCTTGTTTCATGTTATTTATATCATTGATAGAACCGAGAAGCTCCTTTTGCTTCCCTCTTTTTGCTTTGTACGCCTGGAGCGATGCTGAATCTGAGTTCAGCACCGCCTGATTTTGTAGATCCCGAATATATCCAGGCGCATCGGTCACTTTTGCATATATTTTTTCTGTCATTTCTGCAACGCAATCGCTCTCAGTTCTCTAACTCTTGGAGGATTCGAAGAGTTAGTGTTGGTCATCACAATCTTGATAGCGAAGTACTTATAGCCAACAAAACGAGCTCTCTTAGAGTTGCGATACTCTACGACTCCCGAGTTTGTCGTGTTAGCACCAGAACGAGGAGCGTTGGCATAATCTGGAATCTTGAACGTCATCTCAAAGAAGTCTTCCTTGTTCTCAGAGCTCGAATAACGAGTCGTCGAAATGCTTCCTTGTTCAATGTCGCGTTCCATGAGAACCCAACGAGCCTGATCAAACGAGTCGCTATCTTCACGATGCAGAATCTTATAGTACACATAAACATCAGCTGTAGCTGGCTTATATGCTGTCAGATATACTCGCAGATCTTCAGCATCCTGACCGTCGGCTAGTGTTACAGTTCTTGAGATATAGCGCGTCTTAGAGTTTCCTCCGAACGCGACGTTATCTTCAGAAGTTGCAATCTCAGCATTAGAACTAATCAGATTGTTCGTTCCGATAACTGAAATTCTAGCCAAGTCGATAGCAGGAGATGCGAGTCTATTGCGTCCATCAAGTAGATAAGTGATTTCTGCAGATCTTGTTGAAGCCATTGTCGCTGAAGACAATGATGTGTTAGATTCTACGCTTCGGCTAAGGATGTAGCGTGGCGAAGAAAACTCAGTGTCTGCGTTCACATTCACTTTGATGTTCGTGCTATCACGAGTAGAATTGCTTGTAGCAAGTTTCGCTGAAGCAATAATCGCTGTGTTAGATGGAATAATCATCGAAGTGAACAGATTCATGTTGTCAATCGCAACTCTATCAAGAGATACGATACGAGCGATGAATCCATTAGACTGACCACGAATGTATGTATCCGTAGTAAACACTCTATTGTTTGTAGCAGCAGGTCCGCTGTTGATATAAGACACGTTAGAAACGTGCAACTTAGTATTTGCGAACGTAATTGGATCGTAGAACGAAACGCGACCAACAGGAGTTGTTGTGGAAATAGCTGTAGTCGTATTTCCGATGATTACACCCGTTGTTCCATTCGTATTACGAATACGAACACGTTCTCCGCCTCTAAACTTCGCGGCTCCCAAGTTCTTCACGCGAATCTTCGAAGAAGACCAAGATGTAATAATACCCTGAGCGTTTGAAGTCATTCCTTGCGCGTAGCAAGTGACTGGTCCAGAAGTATTTACAGACTTGGTGTTTGAGAACGCACCAACAATCAGAGTTTCGCCGTGAACAACTTCACCCATTCTATAGAAGTTGCCACCAGTCTGATTGGCTACAGTCATGTAGTCGCGCTTTTCTGGCTTTACAACCAGAGTGCCATATGCAGAGAGATCGAAGCTGGCGTAGTAAGCCTTGAACTTCAAATCTTCGTTTTCTACTGGTACCCACTTTCTCTGATTCGCTGAAGTGAACAAGAATCCAGAAGCTGGTTGTTCAGAGATCTTCGAACCCGTAACAATATCAGTCTCACCAAGAACAGCAGTAAACACTCTGTAGTTTGGATTGATACCGGCTGGAATTACTACAACAGCATATTCCTTACTAGATTCCAGATAAACTGGAGACGGGAAGTATATTGGTGTAGCCTTAGATCCGTCATCACTTACGTTAACGTCGCTAGAAGCAATAACAACACGACCAAAAGGAACAACCTTAGGCGTAATCGTACCAGATAGAGATTCTACTTCCTGAATCTGAACGATTACAGGCAGCGTGTCGTCCTTTGTAGCGAAGAATAGATCTAGCTTAGAAAGATACACACCACTCGTTGAAACTCCAGAAACAATCTTTGAAGCAATCAAAAATGTTTGTGCGATGGGATCGCTTTCATTAGACGCAACGCTGGTGAATTTTCCACCAGAAGGAGGAGGCTCCGGTAATATAATAGGCGGCGGCGGAATAACCGGCGGCGGCCATACAACTTCCACCGGCGGCGGAGGCTGTAACACTGGAAACTCCACCGGTGGTTGCGTTGGCGGCGGTAAATCCGGCGGTGGATCTACTACAGGCGGTGGAGGAGAATCAGGCTCCGGTGGACGTGATGGTGGATCCGATGGTGGATCCGGTGGCTCTGGATCTTCGCGGAACACATAAGTTCTGCGCTCAACAATTCCAGTAGAAGTTGTAATCTGTCTTCTAGTTGAAGTTGTGAACTCACCAACACCTGCAGTCAAACCTTCGGCGTTATACTCTGATTCGGCTGATGTTGTAAATGTTCCTACTGTCGTTGAATTAGTTGAGTTATCAACGAATCGCAGTTTTCTAGAACCAGTCTTAAATCTTAGAACTCCGTCATTGGGAATTCTAAACAAGCAATACGCATTACCGTTTGCGTCTGTTGTTAGAACACCACCTTCAGCAGCAACTGGTACAAGAGCTTGCGCTGTAGAATCATACTCGCTCTTTGTGAGTGGTGTGATATAGCCCGAAACAGCTGTTCCATCAAAGAAAGCATAAAGTCTTGTAGAAGCCTTCATACCAATCAGCTTACACTTAATCTGACGCGAGCGCATGAAAGGTTGGATGTTCGTGTCTGTTACAAACTCACCTTTCTTTTCAGTTAGTGTTTCAAATCCCTGAGGAACAAACTGCGTAGCCGTGCGATATTCTACAGCTCCAATAAGACTTCTGTCCTTCGTAACAATTTGGACATCATTGATAACTGTTCCGGAGTTAGCTGGAACGCCGGTAAACGTCGTTTGCCATCCAGACCATGCAGTTTGCCATGGATTGGTTACGTTTTCCCAGTTATCTTGATTCGAGTTTACGTTGATATTCAGATCTGGCTTAAGAAGCGTATCGCACCAGTAATCATTGTCTGGTGTGAGAATGAGAGTTCCAGCCCACTTGTAATAAGTTCCTGCGCAGTTTCTTGTTGTTGTAGCATATGGTTGCTCAACAAGAGTTCTGTGAGTGTACGGAAGTGTTACAAGATCGCCTGGAGTCGTTCTCGTTACAGAACTGATCGTAGCAGAAGAACCACTTGTTCCACCTGTTACAGTTGCTGCAGCAGCAAAGTTACCAGTTGCATTTTCAATATACAACTTATTGTCAACCTTAAAGCGCAACGTGGCTGTAGAAGCGCCAGATGTTACTGTTTCGCCTGCTGTGAATGAAATCGCAGAGTTAGAAATAGCAACGACTTGATCACGAGAAACACCAGACGGAGTTACGTTAGTGCGAACAACACTCGTTGAAGCAGAATCGTAGAACAGCTCAATGTTGTGAGTCGTGAATGGAGGACGGGCTTCTTTTTTGGCTACGTCAATTGAGATCTTATAATCTGAATCAAATACGTTACCAATGTTATGTCCTGTAAATCCATCAACAAGAATACCGTTCTTAAATCTGTCGTTACCAAACTCGTCAGGAATCAGAAGATCCTTTGAGTTCTTTTCGAGCAGAGTCAGTGATGTTAGATACTCAAGACGATCAATACGATCGCGAAGAACACTAATGTCCTTCATCGTAAAGCGCTCGTTCTTGATTCTCTTAATCACGTTAGCAAGATCTGGTCTTCCTACACGGATAGCTTCTTCTCTTGGTAGAGAGGGATATGCAGCCAATTCAATGGTCGCAAGAGCCATAGAATCATCAACGAACTGAGGAGTTACAGGATTAAGAGAAGGAACACCTCTAGTTACGTTTAGAAGTCCGTTCTTAGTGATACTGACTACGTCGTTTCTCTTCAGATAGTATTCCAGATCAGTTGTAAAGTCTTGAGCTGGTGGCGAGAAATGCAATCCGCCACTTGGCTGAGCAAACGATGTAGAAGTCAGCGGATTAATAGAAATATTCGACAGGGCGCTTACGCTGTTAGCTGTATCGGAAACTCTTGGACGGATATCGATAGAGTTTCTAAGATCGTATGACTTTCCTGTGGTTGGCGAAGTAAAGATCGGAATCTCATACGTATAGATTTTTGTAGTATCTGTATCAGCGGTAGCATCGTTAACTGGATACGAATCGACAGAGAAGTATCCTACACCTGTCGAATAGCTGTGCGTGAAGTGATCTAGCTTTACAAGAAGTCTGTCGGTTGCGCCAATTGAAAGCGAGCTTGTAGACTTCTTCACCAGTCGGGCATGATCATAATAGTTATCACGCATACCAGTGTCGAGCGTGAAGTGGGTCGTAACGTCAGTTCCCTCGGTTAGAGAGCTGAAATTAGAACCAGACTTCTTACGAACAGAAACCAGCTTAAAGCCGTCGGAAAGACCAAGTGGCCATGGACCTGTCGTGTTACCGGCATAAGAACCTACGCCAAGAGTAGACGTATTTCCTGTGCGAATCTGCACAAGTCTGTTTCTTACAACAGTTTTCGCTGCTTCTTGTCCATCAATCTTATTGAGTGTAACAACTGCTGTTGCAGCCAACGAAGCACCAAGAGTCTCGTTGATGTCAATCGTTGCTACAGTAGATGGAGTTCCTGAGATCGTGATCGTTCTCGTACCATCGCGTCCAACGCCGCCAAGATCAAGAACTTGTCCTGGCTTGAATCTCTTGAAGTACGAAACGCCGGTCTTAGAAGCTGTAGCATTTCTATGAATCTTCAGCTGAATATTGCTAGGTACTTCGCTTACAACATAATCCGCGTTGTTGGAAACGTGAATAATGTCGCCAGGGTTTATCTGCGTTAAGAATGCAGTTCCAGAGCCGCTAACTGTGTTTGATCCGCTTGTGACTGAGATTGTTCCCGTCAGAGTTGACGAGTTAGCAGATGCGCGAGAAACAATGTAGAAGTCTGTGCGAGTGGCTGCATCGCTCAGAACGCCTGTGCCGTCGAACGTTTCGCTATTGTCGCCAGTATTGATTGTAGCGACGCCAGCTGTGTTGAATGTAATATCAAACGACTTATAGAAAGAGAAATCATTATTGATATTGCCGCTAGAGTCGCGCAAACGCTTTATAGAAGTTGCCGGCAGAGAAAATACAGCACGATCAAATGAAGCATCTTGAGTATTTGCGTTTAAACCATTTGATGCTACAATATCAGCTTTACCGTTTGCATATCCAGTGCCACCATTATATGCGATAGACTGAACAGCAGAAAAACTCTTACCAGAGTTCATGGTAATGTCTGTTAGATACATCTTGTATCTTGCGCTAGGAAGACCTGGCGTTCCAGATGAGTATTCAAATCCGCGCACGCGCGCAGTACCAATTGAAGTTCCTGGGAAACTGGTGAGAGAGTAGTTTCCAATGCCGCCGCTTGTAGATACTACTGCGTTGGCTTGTGTGTCTCTCAGAGAAACTGTTCCCTGATAATTGAGATCCCAATTTCCTACAACGTTGTCGACTTCAATATAGTTACCATAGTCAATCAGAGCTTTTGCGCTTTCAACAGAAGCGTAGTCTGTAGCTTTGTCGATAGATGTTCTTGTTGTTACAATATTTTCTATGTCGTATCCCTTGACATATCCCTTACCAGCATCAAGTTCTACAACAAGATAGCTTGAGTTTCCAGAAGTATATACGCCCTGATTATCTGAAGTTCTTAGATGTTCTTTAACCTTGGTGTTAAAGCCGCGAACAACATAGTTTCCAGACTCGTCGTATGTTCTTGTAGCCAGATAATCTCTAATTGCAGAATACTGAGTAGATCTGATAATATTCTGTATAACACCGCCTTTGATGTTGATCAGCTCTACGAATGTATTCGAAACTGTTGCGGAAAGATTTACTTTCTTGATATCTGCTACGAGCTTCAGACGAGCTGCGCCTGGAGCAGCATAATTGTATGCGCCTTGAGCTGGATCAAGAAGTGTGGAATCTGTCTGCTCTGTAACAATTGATTCTACTACGTCAAAGCCAACTCTTGTGTTAGCTGCACTGTCATAGCTAGAAACGATAATTGATTGCTCAGGAACTCTAATGAAGTGGTCCTTAGCATAAACAATACCGCTTCCGATAATTACGATAGAACCAAATCCTGTCGCGCCGCCTTGTGCAGTTGTAATAGTATTAGCAGTGATAGCTGTATTACCGACAACAGAAAGTATTGAGTTGTTTGCGTAACGCGAAATGCCTGTCGATGAGTTACCGCTAAGATACTGTACGTACAGGGTATTGAAATATGGCGTATTAGATTCGGAACCAGGAACAACCTTAATAACTTGGGCTCTAAGATTGTTTGTGGAATCCTTGACTGTTTTATTCAGGAAAGAATATACGTTGATAGAAGCGCCTGTAGAAGTCTTATCTCTTAGCTTAACGTAATCAACTCTATTGTTATAATCAATATCAAGTCCCGTTACAATAGAACCTTCTTTGAAAATGTGTGAAGCAAAGCGATCAATCTGATTCTGCAGAATAGTCTGCATTTGCGTAAGTTCACGCGCTTGTACAGCCAACCCTGGACGGAAAAGAATTCTATGAAAATTCTTCGTCTCGTCGAAGTCGTCGTAATAAGGTTCTACGTTGAAGTTCGTAGAGAGCGTTACGTTGTTAGCTTCTGAAGCCATGATACCTTCCAATTAAAAAATGATTACTAGCTTAACGTCTTCTGTTTGATCGACAGCTCTAGTGACAGGAGTTCTGTTTTCAGTATATATGATTAAACCAGAGAACGGTTTTAGAGCAGGAACAGTTACAGATTGCACGTTGGCTGTTCTTGTTGAAGATGAGCCACGAACGATTTCGCCAGCAACAAACTTAGATCCCACTCCGTTTGTTGTTACGCGAACAACTTTCAATACACCTGAAGTTCTTGCTGCATTTGTATTTGCGAAGTAGACTAATCTTGCTTTAGCGCCGCTTACATCACCAGTAATTATTTCGTCCGCATAGAAATCGCCAGATACTTCTGCAACAGTAATTCTTGTCGATTGATCGATCACTGAAGCCGTAGCTGGAGAACCGTTAGCAAGCAGAGGATCTCTAACAACGCCAATTAAACGGAAATCGTTATTGGTTGGAAATGTGTTAGATTCTGATCCGGTAATGCGTACATTCATCATGACTCGATCGCCATATAGCTCGTCGACTGCATCAGAACCGTGACCGTTTCTAGGAGAAATGACAGGCGCTGCAACAGCACCGTAACCATGAGATGAGTTCGCAGTGATTGTTACGTTTGCGGTTGAATACGAACGTCCCTGACTTACAATCGTGATTTTTCTTACTTGACCACCGGCAGTATTTGATACGTATGCAGTCGCGCGCGAAGTTGTTGTTTTTCCGCTATCTCCACGAATAGTTACAAGCGGAGATACAATATATCTACTGCCAGTCGTTGGGAGCGTTGTGAACGCGCCATTAACTACAGCAAGATTATTTGCGCCATAATACTTTACGATCTTGCGCAACTGTCCGACACCGGTTCCTGAAGAAATGAATATTCCAGATCCGTTGTAGATATCGTCTACGCCGCTCGAGCTTGGCTTAAGATTAACGCGCAATCCATTTGCATTTACAGAAGCGAATGTGTTAGAAACGCTAAGATAACCACTTCCATTGGCTACGATGCGAATGTGATGAATAGCGCCATTTGCAGCAGAAGTCTGCACATCCCATTGATCTGTGCTGTCGTCTGAAGTCAACGTCTGTACAGGAATGAAATCGTTTGTTAAGAACTTCAGTGCGCGCCCAGAAGTAACAGTGAACATATATTTCCAACGATATCCATCAGCTGTAGAAATGATATCGTTAGTTACAACACCGCTTGGTTGAACAGTTGAAACCGCACCCCGATTATTGTCGATGCACTTATAAACATGATTGTCTGTTGTGAACACATAAAATTGCTGATTTTCTAAAACAGCATTTGTATCAGTGTATGCAGTATAAACAGTGTTGTTGGTCCAATTGTAGCGCGCAATAACATGAGAAACGTCAGACGGCTGAATTCTTTTAGCAGACATCATGTTGCGCCAAATATCGAAATAGATTTCCTGATAATTATCAGTAGGATTTGGCGGATTAGATTCGCTGAAACTCTTACGAATATATGCGTTTGCCGCTGTCGTAACAGTTGTTGAAGGTCGTACAGCAGAAACGAAAGTTTGTGCGCCTGTAATAGAATGCACTCTTAGATTGTATGAAGTCCCTGTTACTCGTACGATATCGCCAGCTGCAAGTTCAGCATTGAACACTGTTCCTGTTCCGACGACTGTGTTCGACGAGCTAGACAGCTTAACTTGTCCTGTAATCGGAACCGCGTTAGCATACGGATAATTTTTCCCGATAAAATAATAATAGCGAGAAGGCGCAGCTTCGGAAAAAGATTCGTAAAACTGAATCGCGTTATGAATTCTGAAGTGGCGAGTAACGAGTGTGGTCATTATGCTGTCGCTGTGTAAGTTACATTTAAGGTGTCGCCGCTAGTTACAGCTTTATCACCGCCGGTAAACAATCCAGCAGAGTACAGCACACCAGTCGAGCCAGCTTTCGTTGAATTGTTCGCGATGAACGCTCCCTTCACAGTACCATTAACATTGATCGTGAATATAACTGCGTTCGAAGTAGCCTTTGAGCCGGAAGAAGCAGAAGCAAATGTCAACTGACGACGAGTGGACTGAGAGTATCCAGGTGCGCGTGCGCCATTAGCGCCAGATTCCAACCATCCAGAGTGCGAAGACATCGTATCCGCAGTGGCTACAGCTGAATATCCGTTAGATGCGATTAGACCCATATACCATGTGACAGTTCCAGCGCCGACAGCAGAACCACCAAGATATGCGTTCAGCAGAGCATTCTTGCCTGCGGTAGTGACAAGATTATTAAAACCATCTTCCCACTTAACATCTCCATTCGAATCTTTGCAAGTCACCGTAAAGTAACCGTGCATATCTACAGCTTCATTCTGCCCGCCGCCGCGAGTGACTGTAACACTTGTAGAATCGCCTGGATTTATTCTTTCAATAGACATTCAGAAGCTCCTGAATAATAGTTCTCAATATTTATATCAAGTAATTGTAGCGTCAATAGAATCTTCGAGTTTTAGCGTTCCAATGCCACCAATATCACTGATTAAGGTTGACGCGTAAACCGATATCAACACAGTTTCATATGGCTCGATGATATCTGAACCAGAAAGTTCTGTTATAGCAGAAGAAGAGCTTAGAGCTGGCGTTATCGTTTCAGCTAGAGACAGAGATTCGGATACAGCTAAAGTAATAAATGAAGATTGAGCAAACACAACTTGTGAAACAGTATTAGCCGACACAATAATCTGATAATCACCAAACAACTTTGTTCCAGAAGGATGAGCAAGCTTCTTTACGATTTCTCTATATCTGTCTAACAGTTCTGATACGCGAACAACATACGAAAATTCCTGATAATAATAGTTATCTTGGAGTCTGTTGTTCCAGCTCAAGAATCCCTTAGTATCAATATACTTTCCAGGATAGTTCGTAACACCTGAAACGACGCCATATCCAGCGCCGTCATAAGTTCTATTTCTTACTGTATAACCAGTTGTCGCCGCGCCATTTGCGCTTAGAGCAGAATAGCTTTGCGCGATCTCATCGTTATTTTTAGTAGTGTTGATAATATTGGCTTCTTGATATTTGTTAAAGTTCGCGCCAGTATCAGTGACTTTAACACTTACTATCGAACCCGTCGCCGCATTTGCAACAGCAACAGCATTCAATCCTAAGAATCCGCCGTGACCATCGTCTACAGCAAACTTGGAAATTTCATCATCAATGATTTGAATAGTTGGGAAAGTTGTATATCCTCTCCCTGGATTGATGATAGAAATCGCGTTGATTGAATAGAAATCTGTGTTGCTGAAAGAAAGAGCTGTAGCTAGAGTCGACGATACGTTCGCCGCAGCTAACTTAGAATATGCGTTAGCGCCAGTTAAAATGTTTACAGAGCTTCTTGTTGTTGTAACAAATGTTTGTGCGCCACCAATAGAGTGCACCACAAGGGCTGTTGGAGAACCTACAACACGAACTACGTCACCAACACTCAGTTCTGTATTGAACGCAGTTCCTTGACCAAATATGGTATTTGTCGAAGTGAACGCTTTTACTGTTCCAGTCAGTTTTTTGTTAACTCGAGCAGTATTAGCTCCGCCTCTAACAAAGAAAGAATTGGCGTTAAGACGAACGTCTCGCAGATTACCGATAACATCTGAGTTCAGTGCTACGTTAATTGACTGTTGCGAAAACGAATGAATGTCGGCTTGGAATCCTGTGCCGTTTCCGCCAGTAACAACAACTCTTGTATTGTTTCGCGTATATCCAGATCCAGTCTTAACAAGACGAATGTTTAACGCACTGGTATCTGTAACTGATGTGATGATTCCTCTTGCGCTTGTCGATGAAGATGCTCCACCAATTTCAACAAGATCGCCGTTCTCATGGAATGCGCCGCCAGATGAAACATTAATATCAGTGATTGGTCCGATCTGTGCGTTTACTGTTGCATAGTTTCCATCCGCATCAAATATACGCTCGCCATCTTGAAACAATCCGCTAACCGTTTCGACGGTCATATCATAAACTGTAACACCTGAAGCGATAATAGAAACGACGCTTTGTACTACAGCAGTCGCACCCGATGTTGCTCCTGTTACTTTAATACCGCCAAATTGTGTTGGATTAATATTTGATGGTTCGCCGACGCGCAGCTTTGATTCTTTTAGCCAACGACCGTCTGATGCGCGCAGAATATCATCACCAGGATAATAGAATTCGATTTCTTTGTTGTACAGCGCGCGAAAAAGAAAACGATACGACTCTGGCGTACCGCGCGAAAGATAAAACTGACGAATGTGTTTAGTCAAAAGACGCTGATCGGCTAGAGCGTCCTTTGGAATATCTTTCATAAACTCTCGTCTAAAATATTCAACGAACGAGTCTACAGTTCTATCGATGTCTTGATTGTCTTGTATCGAACGAATAGCAGTTACAGCGTTTCCAGACTGTTCTAGATATTCAAAATATGCTTTTAGAAACGAAACAAATTGCGGACCTTCTTCGCGGATAAAGCCAGGAAACTGCGACTCTATCTGCGAAGATAGTTTTTTGAATATTTCGTTTGATCCTACGATAGCCATTAGAAGTTATACAACCTTCCGGTAGGTGTCAGAAGCGTTGCAGTCTGACCAATCGTTTCGATATTAGATGCTGTAGCAACAGTTCTATTTGTATTATCGTCGATCACGTTAACTACTGACTGCGACATCAATAGAATCTGATTTCTTAAAGGCATAATGTTAGGATTAATAGGAGCAGCTACGATAGACATTTCTTCGCCAACAAATGAAGTAGGAACGAAGTCGCTAATCGTTACTGTTCCAGTTTCATAGTCTATAGTTCCAGCCGAATAGTTTGTGTAAACTCGACCAAGACGTCCGGTTCCAGATGGATAGTAGATTCTGAGCGTACCAAATCCGTTGTCATCAAAGAACGAATTAAAGTCTGAGTAAACGAACTGAGAAGAAGTGATAGAACCATATCCTGGATGCTGTGATACGCCGCCAATAAGTTCTTTTGTGCCTAAACGCTGCAACGTATGATTAAACTTTAATGTATATGTGTTAATATTCAGCAACGAAGGGATAAATGTTTTTCTAAGACGAATAGTAGCATTCGTAGAAACGATAGCATCGTCTGCAGAATCTAGATAGTCAAGGAAACGCGAGTATCTAAACTTCTGACCAAATCTTGATAGATAAGCTGCTTCAAACTGAATTACTTTTGAAGCAACAGCGTCAGCGATCTCGCCAGGAGTTCTCGATGTTTGTGTTGGATAGTAACGAACATCAATCTCTGGAATGATATAGAGATATGTTGGATCTACGACTTCTGTGTCGATTGATTGTACGTTGTACTTTACGATCGACTTTCTAATATCGTTTTTGCGCGTTGTTGAGAACAGCGTTCCAGTCTTAGGTTTGGCGCTGATGAAAACTTTGCCATAAATTGGTGGAACGTTATCTTCTCCACCCCAAACGCTAACAGCTTGAATGTCTGGATTTTCTCTAAGAAGAATGCGCTCGTAGTCGGCAATCGTAACGCAACGATTTTGCGTTTCGTATGATAGTGGCGCATTGAAGCGAACAGAATCAATGTTTTCTATTTCTGCGCCACCAGAAGCACGACCGATGGGAACGATCGTAATTCCAGATTGTCCATCAATCGTAGATCCTACGAGCGTGTACGAGTTAGCACCATTTGGTGCATTGCCGTTACATACACGATATGAAATTGCTACAATGCTAGAAGTCGCTGGTTGTTTACCAATAACTCCATCGCCAAAGTATACCTTATATCGTTGCTCTTTATCTGCATCAATAAAGTATATCTGAGAAGAAGAGTTTGTTGTGAGAATGTTATCGCCACGAATATATGTTTGCGTGTTTCCGCTGGCTGTAACCGTAACAGTAATGCTGGAAGTATCTACGTTATCATTAGGCAGTACGAACGAAGTATTTGAACCTCTGTTGTAGATAAATCTATGTGTAAGAGGAATGCCTTCGGTGATCTTTACAAAATCAGCAAATCCTCCAGTGGAGTTGGCTGCAATAGTATATGTTTGTGGCGTAACGAAAGTATATGAAACACCATTTACAGTTGATGTAAATCTTGTGTCTTTAGCTACGCGAATAGAACGGAATGTGTTGTTAGCAAAAGAATTAGTAAAGATCAGCTGAACATTCGCGCTCGCTCCTCGCGCGCTCGTGGGAGTATATCCTAGTGCTTTGGCCTTTGAAACAACACTATCATACAATTGAGCTGTATCTAGGAATCCTTCATTGGCAGCCATATTTGCATAGAAGGCTTGATAATATGTGTTGTATGCAAGAAGATCAAGCAACGTTCCGAGTGCTGAATCGTTGAAATCGTAATCTGTAAATTCAGGCTTAGACGCGATATACGTTCTTAGATTCAATCTAATCGTATCAAAGTCTAGTCCTGTAACTATGAGATCTGTATTAGCGGCCATTATCGAACCTTATTAAGATTAATGTCTAGTGTGACTTCGTTCAATGTAGCCACGTTACGAAAACGAATCGTGACCGCCATACCATTCTGATCAGGATACTCTTGTACAGTTACAGGACCATAAGTCGCATCTGCGACTAGCTGCACCCTGGACTCGTAGTTCTCAATAGATCTAGCAATTCTTTCGGAAAGTTCAGCTTGCGAAAAGCTCGTGAACGTTTCAAAAAGACTGTTTCTTACGTTTCCGCCAAACTCTGGGTGGAACGGACGTTCATACTTATTTGTTAGAACTACGTTCTTTACAGCTTGTTTTACAGCTTCGTCATCTTTCTTAATCAAGAGTTTTCCAGTGACTGGATGACGCTTGAACGAAAGATCGAAATCTTTATAAACTAGCTTTTTCAGCGAAGAAGGCAGAACTCTTTTTTTCATAGGTATTCCTTTTTCCTATTTATTACAAAAAAGCCCTTGACAACTTCGCAAAATCGTTTTATAATATGAATGTGTTCAGGCGGTTGTAGTACTCGTTGTATTAGATGTTTTAGGTGCAGTATTAGCTGCTGCTTTAGCTTTTGCATCAGTTTCTTCAATAATATGCAATGCTTCTGCTACGCTCATTGTAGGCGTTATTCTTGGATATTTCTTAATTAGTTCTGGATAACTCATCGAAGTGAGCTTACTATAATCTACCATTGCTTCAAGTTCTGCAGTATGCTTTTCAATCTTAGCAGTAAGCTCTAGACGCTTTCTTTCCAGTTCTGCTGTTGAATTATCACGCCCATAGCCACCAGAACCCCAGTTCGCTGTATTTGATGTTCCGACTAGTTTCTGTGTACCGAGAGCAGTTGTTACAGGACTTGGTTTGACAAGAGCAGTCTGTGGAGCAATAGTAGCCATCATTCCCATGAACTGAGAAAGTGGTTGTGTTAGAGTTGACAATGATGATGCAGCAGCCGCTTCCGCAAACAGATTTTTCATCTCGATTGGTTTAACGGGCTTTGGTGGATTTGCTGTTTTCTGTGGTTTCAGCGCATCACCAGTAGGAGTAATACCCGGAAGAGCTTTAAGCGCCATAGCACCAGCTGCGAACGCTAGATTTGGTACCATTGACTTAATATTAAACGGTTTTCCAATCGGAAGACCCGTACAAGGATCACGTCCAGCTGTTCCTGCAACTCCCAACATTTTTGCGATCAGCATATTTGTATTAATCATCGGGAATGTTCTAGATATCAAGGCTGCTTGAGCCGCAAACGCAATTGGATTAGAAGCAGCAGCTGCTAATTTAGCAACTTCTACTTGGAGATTAACTCCTGGAATTGAAATGCTGATTGCGGGCAAACCAAAGTTAGAAGTAATCGCTTTGAACACTAATCCTGCTGGTCCACCAAGAGATAACTTAACTAACGTATTGATCTGAGTGATTTTTGCAATATTGTTTGCGATATCTGCTGCTGCGCCGGCTGCTGCAGAAAGACCAGGAATCTGATTTGTGAAATTAGATATAACACCTTTGATTGCTTGTACTGGTCCGTCTAATCCTGGAGGAAGGAATCCATTAGCCAATCCGGTGATCTTACCAATTTGTCCAGCAACGTTGAGCGCAACGAGTGTAGCAGCGAACTTAGGATCTAATTTATAAATTGGCGGAACATATCCGAACGGATTGTTCATATAACCGTTCATATATTGATAATTAATCAACGTAGGAAATTTACGCGACATATCATCAAATAGATCAAACATGCTATCTGTTCCTGCGTACATTTTAGGAACGCAGTCAACAATATACAGTTGTCCTTTTCTAGGATTAGGATATAATGTTTTGATTTTGAAGTCAATTGTGAGTTGATCCATTTGTCACCTATATTACAGGGTCGCCTACTTGTACAGAATCTAATCCAGAAGACGCTGATGGATTAGAGTGATCTGCATTGTCTGCTTGCGCATTATCGCCAACATTCACAACCATAATACCTCCAGCATAAACATTATTGGTTGCGGCAATCAATTGTCCGTCTCCATGCGTATTAGGATCGCCATTAACAGCTACTAATTTTCCGCCAGCATAAACTGTTGATTGTCCTATAACGTTCGTTGTTGCACCGCACGAACGCGAGTCATCTTGTCTATGTATTGAGTTTCCCATTATGGATTCAGCTGAATGGTGCTGCCCTTGATTGTATTCGTTGAACTCGCTTCCATATTAATCGTGCTGCCAGCTCTGATGGCTGTTGCTGTAACAGAAGCAATTCCTAATCGTGCAGCGCCTACACCCATAGATCCACCTGCGATAATAGATTGTTCGCCGCCAGTGCTAGTGAGTCCGTTGCCACCCGTCATCTTTACAGAGTTTCCTGTCGTTGTAACGGTACGATCTGCGCCAATACTTTCTACACTGCTACCACCCGTAATATGTTCGCGATCGCCTGACGTACGATGGGAAGTCTTGCCGTTCACTTGAACGCGCTCGTCGCCACCTGTTTCCTGGAAATGATTTCCTGCAGACTTGATTCTATAATCGCCATGAACAACGAGCTCGTAGTCGCCCTTAACTTCTGTCTTCATATTACCGGTAACGTGTGTAATAACATCGCCGTCTATCGTTAGATTAAAATTGCCCGTGATCTTTTGATCTTTACCGTTTTCATTATACTCTTGATCTTTTTGTACAATCTTTGAAACTCTAGCGCCATCATCTTTTATTTCAATGAATGTACCACTTGCATGATAGATATGAATTCTACGATCGCCAGGACTATTATCTATTTCAATCATGTGTCCAGCTTCTGTAGTGTACACATGATTGCCTAGATATTTTGATTTATCGCCACCTGGTTTTTGTTCATTATGAGTTGCCATAACTATTCCTTATCCTAGCACCGTAGTCGGTGTTGATGTGCTGTACTGCTGACTGTTCATTGCAGCTGCTTCATCTGGTGCGTCTCTTACAGCTTCGTTAGCTCTAGACAACGTATCTCCCATCTGTTCTTTGAACTGATCAAAATTGCCTGGTTCAAAATCAGGGCTGTCTTCACCAGACAAAGTATTATCGCCAGCAGTTACAGTCATCGGACATTTTGGTGGAATTGGGTTCTTATTTGATTTTGCTCTGTCCACATTACTTTTCGCGCGAGGATCTTGCGGACGTTCCTGATCCGAGCGACCAGCAAGAGACGTAGACGCATCGTCGCCAATAGTAGGATGAACTGCAGGATTTCCGCCTATGCCGTTCTGTCCACCAAACATTTTACTTACGCTGCTCATCAGCAGACTGACCAATGCTACTTTCTGTAGCAAAGTCATTTTAGGTTGATTGACCGGAGGAGGAAGAATCGTTAATTCATTGTTCGTAGTATCCGACGCAAGAACAGTTTTTGTATTAACGTCAATTACTCGCGCATCAATTTCATACGTTCCTGGATACAGATACTCATCAAATTGCAATTTCCATATGTTAGGCGTAACAGTTTCATCTAAACCAACTTGCTGAAATAATTTGTAAGATTTATAGTTTACAATTATCTCAATCGTTTCTTTTGGATCTCTATTAGAATCAAATCGCTGAAATGAAACTGTGCCTGTTATTGTAGGCGAAGCGTTCATAGTCGCAAGAGGTTTTACAGTAATTGAAGCCATTACGAAGCTCCTCCAGATCCTGGAGAGTTAGGACCAGATCCACCCTTCTGTTGAATGTGCGGCAGCGTTCCAAAGATTATTGGATATTGTCCGCCATCTCCATCCATAAAGAATCCAAACACTTTTGTACCTTCAACAATTCCTGTAGGACTTCTACCTACACCACTGATAGATGCAGAAGAAGTTGAATTCATTACATAACACCACGGAAGATCTTTCGTAGGAAGTTGTCCTTTGTCTTCCGTGTGCTGACCATGTATTCTGACTTTCACTCTTCCGAGTTTCAGATTATCCTTTTCGCCAGAATACTGACCAGAACCTCTATCTTCAACAGTACCGACCCACCACTTGAGTCCATCCTGTCCCATTACTGTACCGGGCTCAGCCATTACTTCGTAACTCCAGAATTACCTGATGATGATTTGTTTTGCGAATCACTCTTACATTCTAATAAGCACTCATATTTTAAATCGTTCTCATCTCTATATGTGATATGTCTAACAGATGTAACTAGAAACGTACCAGAACGCGGATCAAGCTCACTGCTTTCTTGGTTCGCAGGAATATCTAGTCTCACTTTGATGCCGGGTTTATAGTTTGTGTCGCCAGGAACACGAACATTGATTATTAAATTATCTAGCTGAATTGCAGCTGATGATTTTGCGCCGTGCTCTGGTAAGCTTCTTTTATTTTCGCTGATCTTCTTATCACGCGAATCTCTAAACTTACTTTGTCCTTGTCCAGGCGCTACGATAAAGTTGAATCGTTCGCCGCGCGCACTCTTTTGTTTTGAAGTCAGCTGTGCAGAACCTGTGTGTGATGTGTCGCCGGCTCCGTCGCGTTTGCCTTCTTTGACTGCGTCTACTTTACCTACAGATGGATCAAAGTAGTACCAATGATCAGAATCTGCGCCATTGTAACTTGAATCCATACTATCGAAGTCGCTCTTCTGATCATACGCTATAATCTTTCTTGCAGCTTCTCCACCCTGACTACCAATGTTCTGATGCGAATAGCTAAGAGTGTACTTTACACCTTCAGAAAGCATCTTGTCGATCGTGCGGAAGTGATATCCGTCTCGATCCTGATAGTAAACGTAGTTTGATGCTTTAGCGTCTTTTGACTTAGCTTCTTTTGCAGCCCAACGAATAGCCGTTGTTGGACTGCGTCCCGTTCCGAAGTAGTTTTGTTTGTCTTCACTTTCCTCGTTTGTAACGAGATCTTTCTTTAGCGTGTTAGTTTCTTTTGTATATTCTTCATGCCAGTCTTTAGTCATGTCAGACAATTTCTTGTCCTTGTATGCCTTGACTATCTCTTTCTGATTGTTTTCAATGAACTCTTGCGGAACGCATGTAATAATATACATGTCTTGGTTTTCTTTGGCGCGCATTCTGTCGCCAACTTTACCAACCTTAAAGTTCATGCGAATAGAACCACCTTCGCGTCCACCAAACGCAATAGATACTTCTTCGGTTCCACCTTTGAGCTGAGCTTTATTATGAAAACCGCTCGCGTCGTTTAACGTGATATTGCATGAAGCTGCAGGCGAATATATGCTTTCGAAATAATCTAGCATATTCACTAACGATCGCACATCTTGCCCTGCTATCGTGCATTGGGTAAGATTACCTGTACCAACATTACTCATCTAACGTATCCACCTTCATCGAAAATATAAGGATGCTGCTCTTTGATCAGCAACGTATAGTTTAGATCCAGTAAATAAATGTGTCTGTTGTTTTCGTTTCGTTCATTTTCATATTCAAATATTGTAACAGCTTTTCTTTCAGGCGCAGTAAGAGAAACATATGTAGCGTAATCAATCGTTACAGTTTTTTCAGGAACTATACGTTGAACTCCATTATCAGTGAAATTTCTACCAATCTGAACTATCTGTTCATAATGATGAATCGTGCTTTGAGTGTATTCTACGCTACCATATTTCTGACGAAGATAACTATTGAACTGCTCGTAAGACAAAGCCCATTGAAAGTATGGATCGTGAATTTCGTTTACGAGCAAAACAAGCCAGTCCAATGTTTGATCGCCATAATACTGAGTAGCAACAATATCTGGACGTTCTCCATCCTGAACGAAGTATTCGTCGAATGTAGCTTTCGAATTGTTTAGAAAATTCGTAACAGCGAATCGCTTGGTGATGTTCGTAGCCGCAACCGTCTTGTTCGTTTTAGGAACACGATATCTAACTGTTGGATATGGTCTGAAGAAAAAAGCCATTTATGCTCCTGGAGAAAATGTAGGACCATTTGTTGTATTTTGAACAGGACCATTAGATTGAGACTGTTGCGGTGATCGCTGAGCTGGTTGCATTATTATTCTAGGCGGATTCAGTGAATCTTTCGTAACAATTTCTGTTTCTTTAAACGAAAGTGTCAGCTCTACTTCGGCTGGAGCAGGAATTCCTCCGCCATCCGCGTTTCTAATGTACGCTGGATATCCTTGCCCATGATAATTGACGCGAATATCTGTACATACTGACGGACGAATCTCAAATAGATATTGCGGATAGTGGAACTTGATCTTGAAGAACTCAGGATACTTAAAGAACAATCCGCCAGAAATGTATTCTGGATGTGAGTGGAACGTGAAGAACTGAATGATAGAATTGATTATGTCGGATTCGTATCTATTCTTAGGAGATAGTTTCCACGAGAAGCTATGATCACGGAAATTGACGCCAGTGAACAACAGAATCTTGTGGGGATTAACAGCTAATCCTGCTGATACTTTTAGTAGAGCATCAAATGCGTCTCCGCCACCTGCGGCTCCTACAGCTTTTTGAGCGGCTTGTAATCCTGCACCAGCTGCTGTGCTAGTAAACAATCCAGTTAAAGATCCGCCATTTAATGCACCCTGACTCAGCTCGTTGTTTCCATAAATCGCGCGATCAAAAGGTTTTAATGCTTGTCCTGCCATAGGACCAAGTTCTTTTGAAGTATATTCTGGATTGTAATCTGTCGAAACATTCGACGGCATTGGAAGAAACGCCATTCCTCCGCCAGTTGTAAATTTCCCACTGAGATTACCTAGATTAAAAGATGAAAGAATGTTTGATGCTTGGCCTTGCGTCTGAACAGCTTCAAAAGAAATCCAGTGATCGTTTGTTTCTAAATCATCAGGGAACGTTAAACGAGCATTATTAAATGGATTAGATCCTACAAGATTACCACCAGCAAGCCCGGCGAACGCAACACCAGCACCAGCTAGAGCGGCGTATCCAGCAACTCTAGACAGAGTGCTCATACTTGCTCTTTGCGCGGCTAAACTAGCTAACAGTGGTAGAACCATTTGTGACTCCTTTTGCTGATTGCTATTTATACCGCTACATATAAGGCATGGCTACGTACAAAGGACGATTCCAACCCAAGAATCCGCAGAAATATAAAGGCGATCCGACGAACATTGTATATCGCAGTTCGTGGGAGCTTAGATTCATGGCTTATCTTGACACTAATCCTAACATTATACAATGGGCATCTGAAGAAGTCATTGTTCCATATAAGTCTCCGCTAGACGGTAAGTGGCATAGATACTTTCCCGATTTCATAGTTCGTATGCGCGACAAGGATGGGAATGTCGTCGTCAAGATGATTGAGATCAAACCTCGAGCACAATCAGTTCCTCCAGCGCCTAGAGCGAAGGGGCAGCATACTAAGAAGTATCTTCGTGAGGTCGCGACTTTTGGAATAAATAGTGCAAAGTGGCACGCAGCTAAAGAATACTGCGCCGATCGTAATTGGCAATTCGTCGTACTGACGGAGAAGGAACTAGGAATCTAATGGTTGCATATATCTTCGATCGCATGATTCAACGCGGCTCTATAGCTGGCGTATCTCCGTCGATCAAGCGCGAATCAAGAAACTGGTTTCGTCAGCAGGCTAAAAGCATTAGTATCGCAAATCCGAGCCGAATGATTAAAAGTCAGGCTACGCGATTAACTGATAAGCCGCTTATTGGGCGTATGTATCTGTTTCAGTACGATCCAAAGAACAAAGAAAAACTACCGTACTATGATAGATATCCACTTGTGTTTCCAATCGGATCTTCGCGCGTTTCAGGTTTTGCTCCAGCACAAGGTTCTTTCTTAGGAATTAATCTTCATTATTTGCCGTTGTCACTCAGAGCAAAACTGATGGACGCTTTATATGAAACGGCTACAACTAAAGAACTTGACGAAACGACGCGTCTTCGTATTTCATATAACATTTTGCAACAAGCAAGCAAATATCGTTTTTTCAAACCATGTATCAAAAGATATCTGGTTTCGAATGTCAGAACCAAATTCTTTTACATAGAGCCCACTGAATGGGAAATGGCTTTGTTCTTACCGCTTGATAGATTTGTGGGCGCTAACAAGTCACGCATTTATGCGGATAGTCGCAACAGGATCTAACAATGCCATTCAACGTAGAAGACTTTTCGTCTAACATTACAAAATCTGGTATAGCATACACGTCTCACTTTGAAGGACTTATTCTCGGTGGACCTGGATCGTATAGCAGAACTGGAGCTGTATCTAACATTCTAACTTCGTTTGGCTTAGATCAGGGTATGCGTTTTCGTATCGAGTCTTTGAATATGCCAGGTAGAACGTTGACGACGCTTGATCAACAGTATCATGGTCCTGTGCGCGCGATTCCGTATCGTTTCCAGCAACAGCCTGTGACTATGACAGTTATCTTGTCAAAAGACATGCGCGAGCGCGAGATCTTTATGCGTTGGCAAGATTTCTTCGTAGGACACTATCGCACGAACTATGATCGTTCTGTTGTGCGTGGACCATTTGATACGAAGTATTATCAGGACGGAATTGGAACTGTAAAGATCGTGCAGTATTCTTATCCAGTAAAGAACGCTTCTGGGACAAGCGGTTCTTCTGGAGAAGGTTACAAAGCACATACAGAAATTATCCTAGAAGAGGCATATCCTATTTCTGTAAATGATATTCAATTAGCCTGGGGTGATGAGGGCTATGGAAAACTGCAAGTAGAAATAAGATATCATCACAGCAAAGAACTCAATAATACATTTCCTAATCGTAGTTTCTTTGATAGGGATAGAACTAATAGAACACGTATGTGAGGGGTGATTTATGGCATTACCAAAGATTGCAACACCGCGATTTGGCTTAGAACTACCTTCGTCTGGAAAACGAATTTCGTTTAGACCATTCTTGGTGAAAGAAGAAAAAGCATTGCTTATGGCTGCTCAGTCTGAAGACTCGTTGTCTATGATTGATGCAGTCAAAGAAGTTATCGGAGCTTGCTGCGAAGACATTGATGTAAACAAACTTCCGTATTTTGATCTGGAATATGTGTTTCTCAATATTCGAGCAAAGTCTGTTGGCGAAATTATCAAGTTAGAGTATAGACATTCTGGGGGAGTAAACTATAAGGGAGAAGCTTGCGAAGTTGTTACTCCGATTGAAGTTAATCTAGAAACAGTAAAAGTTGAAAAGACTGACGGTCACACTAACAAGATTCAGATCGACGACAAACTTGGTGTTGAGATGCGTTATCCAAGTATCAACGACGTCAAGTTGATTTCGGAAGGACGCGACGAACTTGAGATGTTGGCTAAGTGCATTATCAGTGTTTACGACGAGGAGAATGTGTACGAACCTGATAATCTACAGGATGCAGTACAGTTCTTAGAGTCGCTGAATAATTCTCAGTTTTCTAAGATCATGCAGTTTATCAATACTATGCCAAAACTGCGACACACATTTACATATAAATGCAAAGGTTGCGGACAAGAAGATACTGTAACGCTGGAAGGAATGTCTGATTTTTTTTAATAGTCCTCTCTCATAATACGTTGGCAAATTATTATCAGACCAACTTTTCGTTAATGCAGTATCACAAATACTCGCTGAGTGACATAGATGGGATGATTCCGTGGGAGAGGGATATCTACGTCAAAATGCTTGTTGAGTATCTAGAAAGACTAAAAGAAGAACAAGAAAAAGCAAGGCGATAAATGGCAGAGAAAGAAAGCGGAGAAGACATTCTCCGCGCTATTCTAGAAAAGGGAAGCGACAAAGCTAAGAAGGACGCAGCTGATGTTCTGTCCTCTCTAGACTCTGCGCCTGTAGAAGCTAAAGTCAAGAGAAAAAGAGCTCTTGGCGATCTTGTTGGTAAAATTGGTAAGTCGACCTACTTCAAAAAGACTGACGGTACTATAGTAGATGATACAGGAAAACCTGTAAGCGATCGTCTACAAGAAGCGTTTCATAGTAATGCCGACGTGAAGACTGGTATGCCAAAAGCTCCTACGAAAGTTGGCGTACAGAAAAATAAAGAATTTGAAAATTCTTTGCAGAAGACGATCGTCAGCGCAAAAAGAGTTGCCGATACTTCTGAGCTGATTTATAACAGAATGCCTGCTGTAACAGATCAGCTGACATCTATAGCCAATACTTTATATGAACAGAATCAGAACACGATTCGCAATCTTATAAGAAAGAATGAAGAATTCCGCGATGCTGTTATTGAACAGCTGACTGGCGTAAAGGGTCCTACGAAAGCCGGTGGCGCTGTATCTCGTCCTAGAAAACCATCAGCTGTTCCTGCAGTTTCTGGTTCTAAAGTTGCAAAAGCTGCAGAAACGCAAACTAGAGTTGCTAAAGCAACTTCGTTTAGAACATCGCGTCCTGCAGAAGTTCAAGCGCGTGCTGGTAGAATAGGAGCAATCAGAGCTAGAAGAAATGTTGCTATGGGTGCTGCTGCGATCGCTGGCGGAGCAGCGATTGGGGCTGGAGCAGTCATAGCAGCTACGACTATGGGTGGAGCACCATCAGCTCCTCCAGGCGGCGGACCAACAGCACCAGGACCAACAGGAACACAACCATCCGCAGGAGCACAACCATCAAGCACACCAGGAATGGTGACCTTGACAACTCCTATTTCAAAAAGACAATATGTTGTTGCAGAACAATATGCAAACAATTTCAAAGGATTTGTTGACGAGCTAGAAAACAGCGGTTATCAAATCAAAAGCATTGGTGGATATGCTAATCGTAACATCGCAGGAACTGGTCAAAAGAGTTTCCATGCTTTAGGCGTTTCGATTGATATCAATCCAAGCTCAAATCCCCATCTGTTCGACGGAAGAACAGTTACAGATATGCCATCGAACGTATCTGCGATGGCTCGTAAGTATGGTCTTGGATGGGGTGGAGATTGGACTTCGTCAAAAGACACCATGCACTTTTCTATGGCATCGCAAGAAGGCGGTTCAGTACGAATTGATCGCAGTGGTGTTGCTCCGCTTCCTGGTGCTCCAGAAACGCCAGGAACAACTGCAATGGCAGCTGCTGGCGCGGGTGCTGCTCCAGCAGGCGTAGCAGGTGGCGCGCCTCCAACTCTTCCACAAACGCAAGGAGCGCCGGCTGGTGCACCTACAGCAGCTCCTGGTGTTGCGCCGCTTCCACCAGTTCCAGGTGCTCCACCCACCGTAAAAGATATAGCGCAGTATATCGTAAGCAAAGCACAAGCTATGGGCGTAGATCCTAATCTTGCGCTCGGTATTGCTGCTTACGAAGGACTGAACGCAAACACAATTGGATCACCGACATTTGGTAATAAGGACGCGAAGGGTTATTCGTTTGGTCCTTATCAGCTATATTCCGCTTCTCCAGATCCAACTAGAATTGCTCCTGGCGGTATGGCTGCAGAGTTCATGCAGAAATACGGCGAGCCGCCATCTGCATCTAATTGGCAAAAACAAGTTGATTTCTCTCTGGAGCTTATGAAACGCCGCGGACCTGCTGGATTGGAAAGAGGTCCTTGGTACGCAGTAAGAGATAGAGGCGGTGTTGCAAGTATTACAAGACTTGGTGCGGCCTACGCAGCACAACAAGGTGTAACTCCAGGCGAGCTAGCTCCTCCAGGTGCAGCGACCGCGGCTCCAAGCGCAGAAGCAGTTCCTCCAGGAACACCAACTCCAACTCTTCCACAAACGCAAGGACCAGCAGCTGGTGCTCCGACTCCAGCGCCATCAGGTCCTGCTGCAGGAACAGGAGGAGTCGGTTCTCTCGCTGGACCAGGCGGACAAGAAAACGTTGCGGGATCTCCTCCTTCCAACGTATCTCTTGGTCCTAACGTAGATTTGTCAAGAGTTGATCCAGATCTTCTGCAACGCTTTTACAAAGCTGCAACAGAATATGGTGGACCTGTTCGTATCAACTCCGCATATCGTGGTGACGAATATCAAGCACAACTTTGGGTTCGCGCAAATATTCTAGGAGAGCCTGGAATCTATTCGCCCGCTAAACCTAGAGAAACTACAACAATTACATATCAGGGTAAACAATATACTGCTCCTGGTGGCGGAAAGGGATCAGCTCACTCGCAGGGACGAGCGCTCGATGTAAGTCCTGCAGAAGCGATGGATCCGTATCTTAAGAAGTACGGATTGAACAGACCACACGCATCATTCGATCCACCACACGTTATGAAAATTGGTGGAGAACCATTCGACGCTGATTCTGGAACACAAGTTGCTGGCGGACCGCAAAGAAGTTCTGCTCCAGCTCCTACAGGTGGACCAAATCCACAACAACAAGCAGCAGCACCACCAAGAGCCGCTCCTCCGCCTGCTATGCGTCCTGGACCACAACAGTCTATGATGCCGCAACAACAGATGGCTGCTATGTCGCAACAGAACGCGATGCAAGACTTCTTTAGTGCTATGATGGGAATGCAACAACCTATCATAATGAACAATACAAGAATGATTAACAACACAAGAACAGTATTCCAACAGCCTTCTTACGTTCCTTCGCGCGGACGTATGGAAGACGTCAATCCCCTTGTTATTGCGGGAGCAGCAGCTGGATTTGGAATAGCTAGAGCTCTGAGGATATTCTAATGGCTATTGCACAATTAGCTACAGGTAGAGTAGAAGCAACAGAGCGTCCGAAGCCTGAACCAAAAGCTCAGAACGAAAGAGTTGAAAAAAAATCCTCAACAATGTTTGAGGAATCGGACTTTGGTGGTCTTGTTATTATGTTGAGCGATCTTACTACTCAACTTGCTCGTATCAATGAAACAGCTAAAAAAACTGTAATTGGAATAAACAAAACTATAAAGTCTCTCAGAGATCTTGGAAAAACTATTGTTAAAGATTTTAGAGGACTTAATTCTGAGATAGCAGCTAGTCGTGTGAATCTTTCTGGTTTGGCTTTAGGTGGAGACACGATTATTGAAGGAGCTCCTATGCCAGTTGCTCCTGTCACTCCAGAAATAAAAGCTGGCACGCCAACTACAGCACCAGGATCAGCAACAGATATAACCAAAACAATTACTGATGTTGTAACATCTATGTTAGGTGGAGCAAAGGCTATTTCTGCGCTCGGTGGTTTCCTAAGTCAAATGGGTGCGAGTGCTTTAGGATCACTAGCTACATTCTTTGCATCAAGTCTAGGCGGCGCATTCCTTGCTGCAGCTGGCGGTAGCATGCTTGCTTTGGCTACAGCTATCTTTGGTTCTGCTGGTATCGCTGATAAGTTGTATTCTTACTTTGGTCTTGATAAGAAGCTAAAAGAGTTATACGAGTCAGAACAGTATAAGCAAGAAGTAACACAACCGACTGAACAAGCTGCGGCTGCTATGGCAGCTAAGTCTGGTCCTCAGAGAGAACAACGTCAGAATAGTATAACCGAGTTCCTTACGAGTAAAGGATTGGGTCCTGCGCCTAAAGGAAGCGAGATACAACAACCCGGCGGAAAGGGTTCTGATTTAATACGAATTATTAAACCAGGACATCCAGACGAAGGTAAAACGTTCAATTTCAAAACTGGTGAAGAAGTAAGCGGCGCACAAAAACCTGCTGGAGGAGGAGCTCCTTCTACTCCTGCAGCTCCAGGAGCATCAACCGCACCAACTTCGCCTCCGACGGCTCCTACCGCGGCGGGAAAAAACTGGGATCAGTCTCTAAACGAAAACAATAAGGATCCTGTTTTAGCTAATGAGCAAAGAGACATAGATAGAAAAATTGCAGGAAATAAAGCTGTTACTCCACCGCAAACTAGCGGCGCGCCAGAAGGAGCTCCTGCGGCTACACCGTCAAGTGTTGATCCCGAGATTGCTGCAAAAGCTGCTCAGTACAAAGAGATGGGAAGAAAAGGTATTGCTCTTCCTCCAGAAATAGCAGCAGATCCGCTTCACGGTAAACTAGCTATCACTGCGCATCAAGAAGGTATGGCCGAAAGGAATTCTGGTGGAGGAACTGCTAAACCTGCAGCTCCTCCTGGCGCGCCAAGAAGAAGAATACGCGATGCGATTCCAATGCCAGGAGAAGGTGACGGCGCTAGACCGTTTGGTAGTTCGGAGCAACAAACGAATGAAGCACTATCATATAATCCAGTTACAGGTGAAAAGCTAAAAGGGACTGGAACAAGCGCACTAAGAGCTCGTGCGCGCGGACAAGTATTGGGTCAGGCTACTAGAGAAGATAAAGCAGGATTCGCTAAGATATCAACTGGTGCAGGTGGCGAAGATTACAGCGAAGCAAACAAAACATATTATATTGACAGGGATATCGGTGGTCAAAAGACACAAGTCCCCATCTATTACAATCCACTGACAGATAAACAATACTCACCTGAAGCGGGAATAAAAGCTGCGGAACGCACTCGTCCAGAACTGCTTCGCGGTAGAATGGAACAGTTTGATAGACAGCAAGACGTAGACGCCCTTAGGAGAGGTGAAGAAATGCGCATGAGCGGTTCTGTAAGACCGCTTGAGCCAGTCGTAATGAATAACTCATCGACTACGAACGTCGGTTCTTCTTCTGGTGGCGAAACAAATAATGTGTCTGGACAGAACTTGCCTATGGAAGTTTCTAATCCTGCGTTGCAACCATTCATCGCTAGACAGAACGTTCATTATCAATAAAAAAGGAGGAGCCGAAGCTCCTCCAGTTGAATCGTAGGTGAAAGGAATAAGTCCTACGATTAGTCGTCATCCTCAGCGAGCTTTTTGAAGAACTCCAGATCGTCGTCTTCATCGACGGTAGGTTTCTTCGGTGCAGAAGCCGCTTTGCCAACTGCAGGCGCAGCAGCGGGACGGGAAACGGGACGATCAAAAGGGATATCGTCTTCCTCACTCTTGCGAGAGGTAGGTTCAGCAAGAACCTTATCCAGACGCTTCTTCAGTTCGTCGTAGCTCTTGAACTTATCGGGAGCAACGAGTTCTGCGAGAGAATACTCAGTCTTCCAGATAGCTTCCATATCAGCATCATCGTCAGAGAGCGGAGAAGAATCTTCGAACTCGCTCTTGTCGTAGTTGCGATATCCTTCAACCTTGCGGATCTTCAGCTTGAAGTTAGCACCAGCCCACAAATCGAAAGGATTCATTGGCTTCTCATCTTCGAACTGAGGATTCATCTTCTCATTGATCTTGTCGAAGATCTTCTTACCGAACTTGTAGAGGAATACCTTGCCTTCGTTCTCGGGATGAGCTGGATCCTTGACAACGTAGATGTTAGCGATATAGGTCAAACGACGCTTACGCTGACGGACAATCTCCTTGTCCTTCTCGTTACCAGAGTTCCACAGCTTGGAGTTCATCTCGGAAACGGGATCTTGCTGACCAAGAGTTGTCAGCGAGTTCTCGATGTACCAGCCACCAGGACCCTGGAAACCATGATTCCAGATACGAACCCACGGAAGTTCCTCGTTCTGAGGCGCAGGAAGGAAACGAATAACGGCGTAACCGTTACCAGCCTTATCAACTTCAGGCTGCCAGAAACGATCGTCTTCGTTAGAAGATGTTTCCTTGTTAGCCAGCTTATTGATTTCTTTGGTGAGGCGCTCCAGCGAAGAAGTACGCTGGCGCTTGAGGGCAGAAAATGATTCGTTCATGTGTATGTCTCCGTATGTTTTGTGTCTTACGTCTTATCCACATTATTCATGATATATGTTATATAGCGCGTTGTCAAGACGAAAATACATCGCGCATAACTTTTTTTATCGCCGCCTTATCAATCCTAATGAAGGGACGATACTTGGTAAGTTGCTTGTAGAACTCAGGCCATACGATCACGTCGTCGATCTCTTTGTTCCACTTGTCAAGAATATCGAAGGCGATATCAAATGCGATGATCGTTTCGGCTGCGATCTTACCTGACATATACATCTTCAGCAGAACTGGATGAGTTGATTCTACAAGAAGAATTCGGCTTGCACTATTATTACAATTATCTAGAATGGTTTCCAAATCTTGCTTCAGATAATATGAAAAGGCTTCTATTCGTTTCAGCCAATTCAAATATATCTTCTCAGACTCAGGACCATTCATCTCACCGACCCAACGAACGCCAGCCTTTGAAACGAAGTTAGCTACGAAGAAGTCGGTAAGTTCTTCGTCATTGTATTTGCGTTCCAGTTTGCGAAAGAGATATTGATCTTTGCGCTTGAGGAACGACTCTTCGCTGATCTTGCGAATCTTGCCGCCATATTTGATGAAGTCGTAGTCGCTAGTGAAGTGCAGCTTCAGTGCTTGGTAGCGACTGTATGCTTTCATGCCTTCCATTAAATCGGCAATCGTGAACCAGTGCGCTTGAGTAGATTGAGTGACATAGCTTCTGACTGAAGCAACTTACGCATCGTAGGCGTCATCAGCTTAGATACGTTCTCAAACTCAAGCCCAGTCTTTTCACATACGTCAGTAATTGCTTCCAGATAGCTCATACCCTTTTCATTGATACGCAGTTCAACCATAGAACAAAATGTGTTTGAGCTCATAATGCTCGCGACTGTTGTGTCTGTCACTTATCGTATCCTTCGGGTGTATGCTTGAGACCGTAGTCTTGGATATCTTCAATGGTGCGATCACATCCGATGCAGCGCCCTGTTACGGGATCCAACTTACAGATCTTTACGCAGGGCGACTCGGTTTCTACTGCTCCACCAACGCTGCGGCGTTGAATATCTTCAGAGAGTGTCTCGGGGTAATAGAGTTCTAATGCGACACAATCTTCAACACATTTGAACCAATGATACTCGCCAGGACGCACAGTGGTAAAATCACCGGCTCTAAGAACAGTGACGTCAGTGAGGGCGTAATCATTCTTTCGTACATGGATTTCCAGCACTCCGCTGATGACGTAGAATCCGTTCCACTTGTGTGCATGTTTATGCTCCGAGCATTTAAATCCTGCGTTGACGTTAATCTTGTGAAGTTCGACGACTGCGTTCTGAATGAGAACGCTCGTATCACCCCAGACTTTTCCTGTAATGTTACCCACGAATCAAACTCCGTTTAGATACAATATCCAACTCTACTAAATCATATAATACTTTCTCGAAGTTGTCAAGACGAATCATATTCGGACCATCGCTAGGCGCGTTGTCAGGATCGTTATGAACTTCCATGAATAATGCAGAAACGCCAACAGCAACAGCAGCGCGAGCCATCGTAGTGACGAACTGACGCTGTCCGCCAGAACTCGTGCCGTTGCCGCCAGGAAGCTGCACTGCGTGCGTACAATCCATAACAACGTTGTCTGTGTATTGCTTCATGATTTCTAATGAACGCATATCAACGACGAGATTGTTATAACCAAACGTTGTGCCACGTTCAGTGAACATATACTGAGTGCAGCCAAACTTCTTTAGCTTCTCGGCTACGTTCTTCATCTCTTGTGGCGAGAGGAACTGACCTTTCTTCACGTTTACAGGCTTACCGCTTTCTGCTGCTGCGCGAATGAGATCAGTCTGACGACAAAGGAACGCAGGGATCTGAAGAATGTCAGCCTGCACTTGTTCACAATGCCATGGATCGTGAACGTCCGTGATAACCTCGATGCCACGAGCACGGACGGCCTCCATTCCGTAAAACGCCTCGTCGAAACCCGCACTTCTGTAACTATCCGCAGAGCTTCGATTCGCTTTATCGAAAGAGGTCTTATAAATGAAGTTGACTTTTAATGTGTCACACATTTCTTTCAGAGCAGTCGCAGTCTCGACTGCATGATCCTTAGACTCAAACACACAAGGACCAGCGATAATACTTAGATGCTTATCGTTCCCACAGTTTTCATAGAAGCTCATGTTTAGTCCCACAGTGATTGATAATATTTGCCAAAGAGACGAAGTCCGTTGTCGATACGATCTTGCATTTTCTGACGACCTTCAGCGTCGAATTCACCTTCCATGAATTTACCTGAAGGAGTGTAGAACTGACTACTCCAGTCTTCATTCAGAGTCTTGAACGTCCAGATCATTTCGTCAAGAACCCAATCCCAACGATCAAAGTGAAATGCGTCAATATCCCATTCATTTTCCTTGGGAGGAGCGGAAACGCTACGAAGATGCTCAGGAACATCCTCATCAGCTACAAACGGTCCGCCGTGCTTTTGCTCTTTGAGCTGAACGAGCATAGGATGAATAATATATGCCAGAGTATTATCCATACTCCACACATCGTAAGGATCTATGCGAACTTTGATCTTGCGCTCCAGTTTTGCAAGAATCTTGTTGATAGTTGCGTCTGCAATTTCCTGCAGAATATCGAAGAACTTTTCTAGGAGCTTATCGATTTTGGTGTATTCTTCGTCGTCAATAGACCAGTATGGTTTCTTATGCTTCCACGACATATAATCGTCGAAGAAAGAATACATTCGAATGTGATCGAGACGATACGGACCGATATAGACTTTCATAACAAACTCCAAGAGTGGTTCGGGGTGATGGGATCGAACCACCAACCTACGGATTCAAAGTCCGCTGTTCTACCAATTGAACTAACCCCGATCAATTTCCGTAGTATGTTTTACCAACGTCTGCATACTCACGCGCGATCGCGAGGGCTTGTTCTTCGGTATAATTGTTGATGTTTTCTTCCTGATGATACTGAGTAAGTTCGTTCTCCATATCATCACCGATGTTCTTCACGCCATACATGATAACGGTCTTGCGACCAACACGAATCTCAATACACACAATCTTTTTAAGACGGGCGAATGGCACATAGACTTCCACATCTTTGTACCACGTTTCGCCTTCCCACACAAGTTCTTGCTTCTCTGTCTGCTTATAGACGCGAGGAACCCAGAACGTATGACCGATGTCATATTTGGTAGAGATATTCATAGCTCACTTGCCGCTGTGTTCCGTCAAGAGCTGAGTAACATTCTTCACCATCGGATCGGGAATGTCGTCAACGAAAGTCATAAGCTCGCTAGCCTTACGAATAACGTCCTGTGTTGTTGGAAATGGTTTCTGTTCGCCGCCGCGTTCAGCTGCGAAAAGGAATTCCTGATCGCACATAGCTTGAGCCATTTGAAGAACGGAAAAGCGAATCATCTTGTCATCAGTCATAAATCACCTCGATTGTGGGAGTGGGAGGCTTCTGTTCCTAAGCGCCTCCCGTGCTCGTTTACGCAGCTAGGGCGTAAGATGGTGCATTATCGTTTGCATCTAAACGTTGCTTTTGGTCTCTTCGCAACTTTATTACGTCCGTCGATCCTATTTCGCCCCCATCAAAGATACACCGACAATAGCCATCATCTTATCTTGCGAACCGATATTGGGTTCTCGATGTATCCATGGTGGAGGCGGCGAGTACTGCCCTCGCGTCCGATCCGCTTATTTCTTACGCCTCAACGACCTCAGCATATTATTTATTCTAGCTGGCTTTGCTCTGGTTGTCAAGACTTTTCCTCCATTCGTATTGATCCCTCACGCGAATAAGATCGCGAACATAATCATTACGACGCCCTGGAAATACTTGGAACTCGCCTTCGTCAGAAATCATAAGAATGGCGAAGTGATGACATTCGATACCAGTATGCTCTTCGAACATAATCGAATAGGCTGTAGCCTGCAAGAAGTAATCGGTGATCATGCTGGCTGTCTTCATCTTCGTGGCTGTCTTGAAATCGACAACGGTCACTTCTCCATTCCACTCACAGATTAGGTCTGCTGTCCCCGCGATGCGGAGAATGTCTGAGAACATCGGTGTTTCAGACGCATACACAAGTTGTAGATTGTCGTCCAAACATTTTTGAACAGGACGAAAACGTGCGAGGGTCGAAGGGATGATTTTCTTTGCATCAATCTCGTCTCCTAGAATATACTTTTCCATGAGATTATGAAGATCGGTGCCACGCCTAGCAGCTTGCGAGCTGATCTTGTTTGCTTCTTCTGCACCAACGCGAGCACGCCACTCGGCAATGGCTTTCTTCTTCTCAGGCTGATCGCCCAAAACTGTAGTGATTGAAGGATATACGTTTCCATCGGGGGTCTGATAGCGACGCCCCGATGGTGTGTTGATTTGCTTTGCTCTTGGTAAATCTATATGAGGACTATGATCAAATCTCAAGTTATCATTCCACGTTCTTCAAGTTCTGTGCGTGTTAGTATATATTCCCGCACGAACCCCGAACGCACGACATCTTGCTTATCAAACTTCACAATCTCAAACGATTTCATTTGACTTGCAATTTTGAGCAAGTTGTTCATACCAGATCCTTCACGAGTATAGTCCTTTTGCGTAAAGTCGCCGCAGAAGATAACGCGACATCCTTCACCAACGCGAGTCATGACAGTATGGATTTCATGATCGCTAAGATTTTGACACTCATCGACGATAATGATATTATCGCGGAATGTCATACCACGCAGAAACGACGTTGTATCAAACTGAATGTATCCGTTCTGCTTCAGCCATTCGTAGGGCTTATCGCAGATCTCAGATATAATGCCTTGATACGGTCCTTCGTACGCAGCAGCTTTATCTCTAACTGATCCTGGCAGGAATCCGATATCACGGGTCGGCACCACGCTTCGTAGTATTACGATAGGGCGCGGCGACTCACCATTGAGCATAGAATTCATAGCAAGATACAGAGCAAGAAATGTTTTGCCTGTTCCTGCGCAGCCATGTAGAATCAGATTCTTGTCGGAATCAAACGCTTCTACGACTTTACGTTGGGCAGCTGTCTTTGGTGTAACACGGTCAATTGTCGGAAGCACAGGTTGTCGATACGCTGTGCCTTTCGATTTCTTTTTTTGCTTTCGTTCTTTTCTCGTCAAATACTTATTTGCTTCTTCTTCAAAGAATTTTTCGTCTATGATTGCAGCTACCGATTTAGGTATCATATCTGCTCCGCTGTTGTTGTTGTAGGGAACATTACGAAAACGAGAACGAGTTCTGGACCGTGTTACCTCCTAGAATGTGTTGACAGTTGAACGTGGATGACGCTTCTTGATAGTCTTCAGAATGTCACGGAATCCGCTGTCTGGCTTATTACGACCAGAAGCTACGCCCGTAACAATAAGGGGAGCGCCGATGATTTGTTTGATGTGAGGATTTTCCGCGAGAAGGGTTTCCATCGCAGAGATGCTCATGAAGTCTTCGTAGACTTCGCCTGTTTCAGTATTCTCGAATGTGTACTTTGGCATCTTATCCTTTATTTAGTTATTTTCTAGGATTTGCTCAAGGGAAGGAAATTCTTTCACGATTTGTTCCCATGCAGACTTAGCTACGAGCTGATGCTCTTTCTGGGTGCCATTAGCCATACGCAGCTCACAGTAATGGATCCAGGAACGCAGCGTCCCGTTCATGTACATACGGGAAACAGTCAAGCCTTCAGGTAGAACAGCGCGAGCCTGTTCCTTGGCGATACCGTTCTGAATAGCCCAAGCATACGCAATTCTAGCTTCGTCAAGGACTGTCGATTGATAGTCCTCCCATTCGCTGATGAGATTAGCTGCACTCTCGCTTTCTGCAGGACTAATCTCTACCGAGTTCTGACGATTCTTCGTATCTTGCAAGCGAGCTTCACGAAGTTCAAAGCCAAGATCTTTGGTAGGATCAGCATAACGCTGTGAGAACTCTTGGAATGAGAATGAACGATGACGAAGAATCTGACGAGCAATGTCGCGTGTCGTTTCGATTTCCATCACAATGTTGACCATCTCAAACGGCGACCAATGCTTATGCTTCGCAAGATAGCGTAGCAGCTTCGGCGCAGTCTCAGTGTTCATTTGATTGCCTGGATTACTCACTCGCGCAACATAAGCGATAAGTTCATCTGGCTTCAGATGATCTATCCAAATACCAGTAGGCTTGGTAATTCCAATAATCTTCGCGGTGTTCATGATGTATGTACCTTATCGCGTTTTGATTTGATTATGTAACTCGATCAGTTTTAGAACTTGTCCAGCAGTTTCTTCGACTTCCCACGTTACGCCTGTAGAACCGTAGATGAACGTGACAAGGCTTCCACCAGGAATCTTAGACCATTCATACACAGCAACTATGTTGTCTGCATTGATCCAGATAGGATCACCTTTGTATTGCTCGACTGTATTTGTTAGCTTGATAAACACGTTCGTCCTCCACTATTATTTCCATCTAGGCCCTTCAACCCAAACAACCAATGACTTTCTAGTTCCTTTGGTCACGGGGGCTACTCGATGAATCATAAAGGAAGGGAACACAATTGCGTCTCCGGGTTTTCCTTTGAACTTCTTAGCTCTTTCTTGACTACCCGTGCAGACTTCAAATTCTCCGCCTTCATAATCTTCGTTTAGAAAAACCGACATTGATAGTTTTCTTGGATATCGTTCATCTTCTTCTTTCGTTCTTCCAGTGAAACTATCCATGTGCCAGTTGTACGTTCCCTTACGTTCTCCTTCATACGTCGTATATTGAAACGACTGATACGAGTATAGTTCGAAGTCGAAATACATTTCGTTGACTTGCTTGATAACATCATCAACGCGATCAAAGATCCACTCCGTATCAAATACGGCTTTGCCATTTCTTTCGAAGAATCGAATGTTTGATATTCTTACCTTTTCGATTTCTTCAATCGGCGTGTCTTTCCCACCGATCCTTCCATGATACAGATCGTACTGCTCCACCAATCCGTGGATCTTTTCTATTTCTTCTGGTGAGAATACAGAACCCACTAGAATGTGGGGATGTAGTACATGATCATTCTTTTTCATACAAACCAATCTGGAATTTCACGACCTGTCCACTTTGCGAATCGCTTCTTATGTTCTATGTAGTATGTGCGATAGCCGTCTACAGGATTATCGCGCTTACAATCGTCAGGCATAGCCTGCGGAAACAGCGTCAGCGGTCCGATATTAATATTCCTGGGAAGCAGACTTAGAACAGGATACAACTCTTCGCATTTATGTTCTTTGTTGTAGCGATACTTATACTCATCGAGCAAGTAACGCAATAACAACACAGACCACGTGTAGTTGTTGTTCGTCTGCATCGACCATTGGGTGCAAGGGTGGTTGACGTGTGTAGCCTGATAGATCTTATCGTTGCGAGTATCGTTCAGAACCCAGCGTTTCACGTTGCGACCAGTCTTAGACTTGCCAACAATTTCTACGCCGTCAATGATACGATGCGCCGTCGATAGCATCTGTGACTCTTCGAGAATCATCTTGACGACGTGTTTGTCGCAGTGATACTCAGCCGCAGTGCGCGGATCTTTATCGAGAATAAATCTGTTCATGTCAAATCTCCACGATCAATGGCTTGTAGCTACCATGATCACTGTGTTCACCTTTATAACCACGCGGATGACAGATCACTCGCGTATCGCCAATCATGTAGTCGAAACGATCGTGCGTGTGTCCGTGGATCCACAGCTTCGGTGGCTTGCGCATTGTAAAGATGTCTTTGTCTAGATCATTCGCAAAGCATACGTTGACGGGATCGCCCTGATAGCGTTCGTGAACAGATCGGCGCGAAGGCGTATGATGAGACACAATGATATCAGCTTCGCTTGTCAGCAGAAACTTCTTGTGATAGGCGTGAGTCTCGATCATGTCTTCCTGATTGAGATCATTGATGTAACGGAAGTCAATAAGCCCGTTCACATAATAAACCCAGTCGAGTTGCTTCGAGAGATCGGTCCACAACGTAGCGCCAGCAATCTTGATATCACCAACATTCCGCGTCAGCAAGTGCATATATGCGTCGCTGAACGTCGAGCCGTAGTAATCATGGTTACCGAGGATAGCGAACATATGATCTGCGTGTTTACGAATGAACTCTTCACGAAAAAAGTGTTGCTCGCTGATATCACCAGCACAAATATAAAACACATCGTCCTCAGGCTCAAAGTCCCAAGGGCGAACGCTCGACATGTGCAAATCGGACAATATGCCAATCTTCATAACCATACTCCATAGTGCTGTAACAGACCAGCAACATATATGATACTAACAATTAGCTGAATTGTCAAGAGTGAATATTTACGCCACATCCAGCCAACAACAAACCAGCCCACGTTTCCAGCGAGCGAAAGATATATGTTCAGCGGATATATGTTCCATGCTGTTAGGCCTACCCCAATAATCAATATGGCTGTCGAAACCCATTCGACCCACCATTCTAGTGGCTTGTTCACCAATGTCTAATAACTCCTGCGACGATGAATATGTTTGTGATAATGTAGCACAAGACGATGACTGTGCGAATGAGTGCAATTCTGTCTGCTTCTCTATCATCGTTTCCAGCCTTTTCGCCGAGAGCTTTAGCCCAGATACACCACATTCAGATACTCATTCCAATACTCCACGACATCAGCCCACAACGTGGGATCATAGCCTGCAGCCAACATATCCTGACAGACCAGAAGTTCGAGATCACTTAGCATTAGACAGTTCCTCTTCTAATTGTTTCACACGCGCTTTCAGTTCGAGATTTTCTTTCTCGAGTCTAATAATATCCTGGATGAATTTCTCAACTTCCTTTTCTAGATGATCGAGCATTTGATTGTACGAGTCTTTCAGTCTCATTCATTCACCTCCCACGCCCAATTTACAACAATCCAATCTTCTAGACATTCTTCAAAAGAGTAATTTGCATCGACATGCTCTTTTCCATACTTCTCACACATCTTACCATACCAGAATGGCCAATAGTCCCTGCGAATGTCTTCTTCTGATACCGTAACCACAGAGTTGATATCAGGATCTTCAACGTATTCGTTGTAAGAGTAGTATCGCATCACTTTTTATCATACATTCTGTAGTGATCACCGCAGGAATATCGATATTGCTTTTCGCCAACAGGATATCCGCAACTGGCTTTGTTATAGCATCCTGGCTCATCACAGAAACCTAATGCTCGCTTTGCTGCTTCGACGTCGTTTCTTTCTAAACAATCGGCAACAGTTTTCTTCAACGATAAATCAAATTCGTTGCTGATAGTCATTCCATCAGAGCAGAGCGGAACATACGCAGATTCATCGAAACCTAAACGATCGTAGATAAGATAGCGATAGGTGCCTCCATCGCGCGCATGCTCGACGATGTGCTTCATAACCCATTTAGTCACAGCCAGTTTGAGATCGGGATCGCACTCGTCTGCCATCTTCGCATATTCTGCGTCGATATCTTCGAATGCTTTATGGATTCCTTCTATAAGATCTTTATCACTCATTGAATGATATCCACTATTCGATTGGTCTGTTCGCTCACAACACGAACACGAACTCTATCGCGATTGTTGCTGAATGCGTTTAGCATACTGTATGCGCGAGAAACATAAACCTGAGGATCGTTCTGAACAGATCCTGCATGGGTAGTCCAGTTCATGACGACTGCGCCGTCTCCGTTCACCATCATATATTCAATGCGAACCGTGTCCATCACTTCTTCTCCAACGCAGCACGGGCTTCACAACGTACTTCCGCAAGCAATTCAGGGTAAGATTTGTCAGCATCACGCGGGCCATCGCATATGACCCGCAGCGCCGCTTCCAGTTGCTCGATGCGATCACGAAGAAATGCGCTTTTCTTTTCGTCGTATTCATAGAACACATCTGGTGGTAAACGCTCAGTCATTTTTATTCTCCAGCGCAGCGCGGGCTAACTCTATTGCGTCAAAAACATTGTCTAATTTGTCCGCATCATGCCCGTATGTTGGGACTTCCCAGTTTGTTACGACCGCCCGCAAAGCCGCCTCCAGTTGCTCAATGCGGTCGGCGGCTTCATCGCAGCGATACATGTTATGTTCGCTAGATTTGTTGCGTAGCCATTGAACAATGTCAGTCATCACTTACACTCCCTGACGTGCTTGCAATCTTTGCGGAAACCAAAGCCAACACAAGTACAGCTCCAGTGAGAGCCATCGCGTGTTACAGTATAAGTCGTTCCAGGCTTTGAACCGTTCACGATGAACGTTTCTGTACGCGGCGCAGAAGAAGCAGCCGCAGGAATACCCAGATCGATGATACGCTCGCGATCGATGATACGGAACGGAAAGAGCGTATCGCCGGTGGATAGGCAGATAACGTCGCTCGATACCCACTTGGGATTAGGCAGGATCTTGCCAGTATATTCGCTGATCGTATGTACTACGCCAGCAGCAAAAACCGCGGGATCGCGCGGATCGCGAACGCGGATAGTGACTTCTTCGCCAACATTCATAACCATTCTCCATTACATAGTATATTCTACCACGCTTTGAGCAGGTTGTCAACAGTTAGTTTTAGATCGTCGATTGTGCCATTATTGTAAATCGTGGCGTCGAATATCTCGTTGTTCCACGAAGTCTCGCTCGCGTGAATGTGCGAAGGATTCTGCCCAAACCAATCAGGCAACTCGCCACGCTGAACGTGCCATACCTTTCCGCCATTCCGCTTGATCATACGGATCTCGTTAGGAAAGCGAACGTCGGGCACAACATAGTCGCCAGGACCACACTCGATAATCTTACGTTCCAGCGATAGAACCCAGATATCGGGATGGAGATTGTTTCGCATCACTTCGGTGCCCATGTACTGAAGCAGATAACGAGGCGAGAAGTCGGGAATACCAAGACGCTCAGCCCACCATTCGTCGACTTGTTCGCGCTTCTCACGCGAGTCCTTGGTATCGCCTTCGAGCATAGCACGATCCCATCTAAAGATCGTTGCGGCTGCGTTCTTCAGCGTATCTGCGAACGATACTTTATCGAAACAATGATGCTCTTCTAGAATGTCAGCTACGGTACCTTTGCCCGAGCCGATCAATCCACAGATGCCAATAATCAAAACAGATTCTCCAGATTAGACCTATCGACCAGCGAGTCCGCGATCTGATAGAAATATTCAGCCATCTTCTCTGCGCCGTGTACGTCTTCCCACGTTTTCAGTATAACTTCGAAAGTCACGTTCGTGATGAATCTGGCGTTGTCGCCAGGCGTACCACGATCGATGTGTTCCATCGTTTCGTAGATGAACTTCACGAAACGATCTTTTACGATTTCTTCGTCGGTCATACACGCATACCATTCTCATCTAGAATCTTTTCCAAAGTCTTACGAAACTGCTCTGGCTTCTCTAGTATATAGGCTGAGCGAATCTTGTATAAGACATCAATGTCTTGCTCATTGTAACGGTTTCGATTCTTCAGTTCTCTGATCAAGTCTTCTGTTTCAAAGTCGTGAAGATCGATCTCTACTTCAACGTAAGGCATCACTTCACCTCTTGATTTTCTTCTTCCTGCCACTCTAGCCAGTTTTGGTATTCTTGTTCTAGCATATCGACTATTTCATCGTCGTCGATTTCCTCGCGCCAGTTCTCGTTCGAGAAGTCATACTCTACGCAGTAGTCATCGAACGGCGAAGTAAATCGACCAGCGAAGCACATTCCAGGCTCATGATAAACAACATCAACGTCGAAGCCGTGATCAAACAGTTTTTCGTATGCGCGAATGCCTGGACCCCACGCTGTTTCAAACCAGCCGTGGCAAGTCTTACCATCTTCTTCGATAGAAACATCGCCATACGTCACGTCCCACTTGGTGCCCCACTCTTCCGTGGCTGTACCATATTCCCACTCTTCGGTCGAGAGCGGAACAAATGTCTGGAACAGATTCTCAGCCTTTAGAGCTTCCGCGAACTTAGTGATCATCGCGGGATCTTCGTGCGAAACCGTAAAGATATTGTGGCACCAGTTAGGCATAGTCAGCTCCTCTCAATCTTGTCGAGCAGATCTTCCAGCCACTCAGCTTCGTTGGCTAGACGACAGTTGATACCCAGTTCAAATTCGTCTTCGAGCGGAAACTTGACTAAGCTCGCTCGACGCACTTCCTTCAGGCGCTCATACAATGCTTCGACGATCTCGTCGCGCGAAGACGCTGGATCAGCGGGCAGAAACGTGTCGTTCATCGCAAAGCTCCTTTTCCATAGCCGCATCTAACCAATCAGCCTGAGCGCGAAGATCTTGCGCGATAAAGAGCAACTCTTCGAGAATGCGCTCTTTGGACTTATTGTAAGTCCCAGTCCGTCGAATCAGCGACTCAATGCGCTCAGCCAATGTGACATATTCATTGATAGACATGATATACCCCTATCGAGCGAAAACGTTCTCGCCAAGCTCGTAGTGAGACTCGTAGCCCCACTCGTCGACCAGACAGACTTTCTCACCGTCGAGAATGATCGTATATTTTTCGTAGGCTTCATCCGCGTAGTGAATCAGCGCATCGGTGTTCTCAACGCCAGCGAACGCCTGAAGATCGTAGGAATCCATCTGACGGAACTTGGCGTTGGCGATAAGGCGGAGAACCTGATAAGCGGTAAGGTTAGCCATTTCGTTTCCTTTCATCATATAACATATTCTATCACGGGCGGAGACGGTTGTCAAGCGGCCATTTTATCTAATTTGGCGTCGATAGCCTTCATCAGAAGCTCGACATGCAGCAGCTGGAGCTTGTCTTTATCCTTGACGTTTCGCTCGATAATCTCTACAAGCAGCGATTCAAGGTAACCTGCGGTATACGCATAACCATTGGCATCTGCAACCGAAGAAACCAGCTTTTTCACTACCGTTTTCGTGTCACTCATTTTTTTCTCCATTTTCATCATATATACATTCTATCACGGAAAGGGCGAGTTGTCAAGGCTAATAAAAACAGGGACTTAGCGACTAAGCCCCTGATTTTGCTGGATTTATATTTTTAATAATTTTCTGGCGCGCTTGAGCTCTGCTGTAGCTATAGTCAAGTCGAAGTCGTTGTGCTTATAATGAAAGTCTAGCTTACGCTCGATGATTTTAATTATAGCTAAGATCGAGAATTTATCGGTAAAGCTAAGATCACGATCGTGTAGTATAGCTTTAGCTTCAACTAGAGCTAGACTGTGTTCGACATATTTTATGTTAGGATTGAACTTACAAACCTTGGATTTTCGTTTACCTGCTACTTTAGCTTCACTATAGCGCGCCTTGAGCTGAACCATAGACATTTTTGATTACTCCATAGCTAACTCTTAATTCTAGCGCGCTATAGGATAATTGTCAAGGCTTTTTCTTTTGCTTCAAATCGATGTCAAACTCAAGTCTAAGCCCGATCTGTTTTAGTATATTGTCGTGGGCCATTTGGCGCAGCTCATATAACTTATCAGCCTGACCGATGAACGAATCATTCAGCGCGAACCACGCATAGTACTGTCCATGTTCTTTAACAATACGAATAGGAATGTACGGGCGCTCGCTTTTGTCGAAGTCGACGATGTCGTCTGTATGCGTAGAACTGATTTCCGTAGCTGTGTCGCCCCATCCAAGATATTTACGCATCACGTATCGTGCGAGCGCGATACCAATCATCCACGATGCAGCCGAGACGAGTACTCCGACGATGAAATCCATTGAAGACATTCTTGTTTCCTTTACGAGAAGAACGATTCGAGATTGTTAGTGAACTGTGAGCTTTGATATGCTTTCTGCCACTGTATGCGAACTTCTTTACGATTCTCCATACCCATCTTTCCCCATGTTCCTTCTTTAGTTTCTACTGTAACGAACTGAGGGAAATGCTTTTGCAATTCATACGCTGCTTGTTCTTGTAGTTCTAGCGTTCTGAATGTTGAATTACCTCCAGTGTTGTTGTGAACATAATTGAAGAAGAAGTTGTAGATGATCGCGTTCTTGAATCCCTTAGTCAGCATCGAGAGCGTGATCCAGTAATCTTCGTAGAGCTTTACGTTCGGATTCTGCTGATACATACCGTCGAAACGAATACCTTCGCGCTCCATCCAGTCTGTGCGCAATCCATACGTGGTGTATGCACGACCGACTTCCTTGAAGGGATCTGTCACATGATTGTTGCCGCCGCGAGCTGAGATACCTACCTGCATATACTCGTCGAGCATATCGTTCATCTTGTTATACAGACTTAGCCATTTCTGCTTGTCCATATCGTTGTACTGTTTTAGATTATCGTCGCGCCATCCAAAGGTGCAGAGATCGTCGATGACCCACACCTTTCCCTTCGGAACTTGCTCGATGCAACGCTGACGAATATCTGCGATGCCGTCGATATCCATAGGATTGCCGATGATGCGAATCGTTTCAGGAACATACTTACGCAGCTCATCGACGCGATCTACTCGCGTGAACATATAGACGTGCTCGTGCAACGACGCAGGAATCTGGAAGACAGCTTTCTGCTTGTCTTCGCGCATGAACGTAGTGATTATAATCTTAGGGCTCGAAGTCATTTACAAATGTATCCAATGTCATTGCTTTATCGTCGATATACCACATACCATATGGCTTACCAAACACAAGTTGATCGAACGGAACGTTGTGTCTATCAAGCCAGTCTTCAGTGATTTTGCCTAGCTTGTTGAACGCATACTCAACGTCGTTGTTCGTTGTGCGCATATGGCGCGCAGTAAGAATGGTAATGTACCAGCCTTTACTATGCGCTTCACGCAATTTCTCGATTGTTTCTGTGATTGGTTCTGCGCTGGCGTATCGGTCGACTGAACTGTGTATGTTAAGATCGCCAACGCATAGTGTGTGATCTAGATCGACCACAAGGCTGTTTTCAAACAATTCCGCTGTCTGCGGCCGCCTTACGATAGAGGGCATAGAATAACTCTTGATTCACCTTGTTGTGTGAGTGAAGTGGTATCATACTCAAAAATAGAGACGCTGTCAAGAACAAATTAATGCGCCAAGCAGATTCGCCATATTTGGCTACGAATAGTTTCTTGTATGCTTGGCGAACAATTTCTTTACCACTATCAAAGTACAACGTCTCGCCATTCTTATTTAGATAAAGCTCCGCGTCCACATAGTCGTATGGATAATAGGCTGAATGTGTAATCTTAGCCAAATCATACAGAATGTTACCGTACGCATCACCGCGCGGGTCGATCAGCTTGATCTGTTTGCTGCCTGGATGAAAGAACACATTCGAGAAGCACAGATCGCCGTGAAACAGCGAATCGGGGAATATATCAAACTCGCCGTCTTCAGCCATCTTCGTGAACTTTTCTATAAAGTCAACGTCCTGGCATCTAGGACTATCTTTCTCAATCAGCAAGCATCGCTGATGGGTTTTCTCAGCAATCTTCTTGAAGAACTGTGGCTTGCCTGGCTTGAAATAGAATTTGAACTTGTCGGTAAGATCAAACAGTTTCGTAAAGATCTCAGCCCAGAAGATAGGATCAGATTCGAGATACAGATAAAGCTCGCGCAACGTAGGACTATCGACGCGCTCCATCGTGTAAGTCGGACGATCGCCATACAACTTCTTGTCGAAGATGCGTGGCGTCATCACTTTGATGGGAGTCGGTAGATTATCGTACCAGTTCGCTTCTGCATGAATCTTGTCTGGATGAACGACAGAAGTCTTCGTGATAGTCGTGCCGTCGCTGGAGGGAAAGAGACTATTGAAACTGCGCGAATTGGGAACGCTTCTGTTCTGAAGATATTCTTCCAGCGTGCCAAAGTCAATGATATCAAGATTCTTGCTGTGAATCTTTTCTTGCTTCATGTAACGCGACATCGCAGAAGATATTTGTACTTCTCCTTCGCGCGTACCATGAATTGCATCAATCAAGCAATGTCTAAAGAACTCACCGTTCTGGAAATAGTAAACGCCACTGACAGCACGATCTGTTGGTGGCATATCTCTTGGCTTATCATGAAATGCAACGATTTCGTCTTCTTTTATTTCAGCCATACACCAACGTTCCCAATCAGCAACTTTCTGCGTGCTAATCCAGGACGTTCTGTATGAATTTAGCGTGGGAGAAGTAATGACGATATCGCTGAGAAGAACGAGAACAGGTTCTTCTTTGATATCTGAAGGGATGCCGCAGTAGATCGAGACGCCAGGTCCTTCTCTATCTGCGGCTGTTCTGTATTCTTCAAACACAATTCGTGGATCTTCAGGAAAGTACATCCCAACGATTTCGCGAATCTTGTTTCCTTGATGTCCGACTACGATACATACTTCTCTGGCTCCCGAATCGAGAGCCAGTCTAATGTTGTGAACGATAATTGGTACATCTTGAAACGGAAGAACACATTTGGGGTAGTGCTTTCCGAGCTCATGGAAACGAACACCACGACCCGCAGCTGGAATCACACAATACATTACAAATCCTTTGTTAGTGCGCTGGCTCTAGACCAAGATTATGTAGGATTTCATTTGCTTCCTCTGGGAATCCGCTGTTACCCAAGAAGTTAGCCCATTCTTCAGTTTCCCACATATTTGGTGAGACACCATTCCAACCTGTATGCCAGAGAGGATGATCTTTATTATCGCGACGAGAATAAACAAAACGCTTTCTCGTTTCTTCGTACTTCTTAGAGCCACAATTAAGCATGGACTCGCGGAAGTACATCACGACCGACATACGCTCAAAGCCTTCTTCATAATCAAATGCAGGACTATTGCTATGAATACGATGCGCGTTCATCATAATCAAATCGCCAGCACGAATATCTGCTGCAACGCGGAACTCAGGGAAGCACAGATAAAATCCGTTGTAGTTCTTTCCATTATCTAGTACGAGCAAATTGCTAAATCCACGCGGATTCTCATGCGTTTCCCAGGACTCGCAGAGATCACCAACGTCGCGATGCGCTGCTGTGCGGAAGTCGCGATTGATAGTGAGCGTTGTGTAAGGCGTATGACCAATCTGCCAATCAGGACCAAGACGCTCCATAGCTTCCATCTGACCCATGTATCTTACGGGAAGCTCGTTCTTGTAAACATTCGCAGCAGCATGGAACAGCGGAAGCGCGTCTTCATACAGTTCTTTGTGATTCGCACTCCAGCCAGTCTCACGACAGAATGGAATACGCGGATAGCGATCCATGAAGCCACCGACGCCTGAACGAACGCCATTAGCATACGTTGAAGCAGAAATCAGTTCATCGAGAACATACTGCGCTTTGTCTCTACGTTCTTCGGGAGAAAGATCTTTGATGGAAAAGAACCAGTCGTCGAACTTGAACTCAGTCGTCTTATGCACGATCCAGATAGCACCAGCACCAATTTCTGCGAGAGACTTGTTAGCACCAGAGCCACGTCCTTGCAAAGGTTTGTTAGATGTAGTCTCGTAGATTTCCAGCAGCCGATCTTCACCAGCAATCGACTTAGGACTGCCATCCATGATATACTGAAGAACAGCTTTCTCGCGTTGCGTAACCCAACGACGCTGCCCCTGACCGTCTGGCAGTTTCTGAAACTCAGTATCGCGCTCGATGCCTGCAGCAAGACCACGATTGTCTGACATCAGCGCGCCGGAACGAAGCGCAGTATAAGCCTTATCGGTCATCTCTTTAGGAAACACATTCTTACGGAACTTGCACAGAATGTTCTTCTCGCTATGTGTTTCGCCCATCATAATCTGTAGTGGCGTCAATGGCTCATAAACATCAGTGTCTTCAGTAAGCACAAGATCATAGCAATCATGATCCAGGAACTTACCCAGAACATGATCCATCTGATCGCGATAAGACTTTTCTAAAAAGATTTTCTTGACCATAATCCCTCCTTCTGAGATTTGTATGTCTATGTATGCTTCAGAAGGTTTTCGTAAGAGTTGTAATATACATTTTTACCATGAATCTTGCTAATTGTCAAGTCGCTAGGAAAAATATAAATGAAGTCCACTTCTGGATTCTTAGATACAAGCCATTGCATATAGTTCAGGCGACCAGGGTTATCAGCTGCGTTCGCACGAGTGCTGGGTCCGTAGTTTTCCGTACCATCGTACATATTCGACAGTAGTTGCTTGTCGTCTTCGATCATGAAATCAAAGCCAAGACAGATCAACTGATCGTATCCAGCCTTGATAGCTTCGCGCATTGCATTCATGCCTGCATTGCTACGAGGACGACCAATATTACATTCAGCCGGTTCCCATCGCTCATCCATAGGCGGAATGATCACACGTCTAGAAGGAAATGCGCTTCCTTCTATCTCTGCAATAATACCGTCATCAATAGCAACGAGGAAATCAGGAATAGAGTGATCAGGGAAATCACGATAAAGCGCATTGCATCCATAGATTGTTCCATACGACTTGAGTCTGGAAAGATCAAACCCTTTACGGGTCGTACCGTTACCAATGATAAAGGCTGTATTCATAAATCACCAATTGCCAGCGAGATTAGGGAATGCTTCCTTGACTGCATCCAACTTGACTTTCAGCTTCTTGTTCTTCATACGAAGAAGAAGCTTCGCATCGCGCGGATCGATAGATTCAAGAATCTGAATAAACAGCTGTTCACGACGAACTTGCTTAACCTGTTGTCCCTCCTCGCTATCGACGAAGTAGATCAGCTTCTTGCATTCTGTATAGAAGCGCCCTTCTTGATCCGCTGCATCAAAGAGCGGCTTGTATGGCGGATCGCCGTCAGGAAGCAACCACTTCACATTAGGATCCATGCCGTAACCAAGGACTGTCTTAAGAGCATAAGAACTATGCTCTTTCAACAGATCGACTTGCTTATTACGACTCTTCTCTTTCTCAATGAGATCAATGATAGTCGCCATACACTTGTTTGTATCAAGTGCCATTAAACATCTCCTTCTTTGCGATTCTCGGAGTAGAACGCATTGAATGTTCCACCAGGATATCTGGCTTGCAGCTTATCGACATTGTGAGAGATAACCTCATTAGGATCGAGCTGCAGAGCATTGCATGCGTTCATCCAGTACCACATAACATCGCCAAGCTCCTTCTTAAGCAGAACACGCGTCTCGTCAGTGTACGGCTTACCCTGGAACAAGACCTTCTTCATGATTTCCTGCGCTTCGCCAGACTCACTCGTAAGACCAATCAGCGCAGTCATAAGCAGCGGAACATTCAGATGCTGACTGCCATAGTGAATCGTAGCCGCACGCTCAATGAACGAGCCCATCACGCGACTCTGCTCACTCGTCACAGTCATAACGAAGTTCTTATAGCGATTAAGATCAATATCCATCGACTTGTTGGTCGACTGATTGATAACGGAAACGAGTTCTTGCTCAAGATCATTCATATTAACTTGCTCATTCATAACAGACTCCTTGTTGTCAAAAGATTGTACATATGGATATTCAACGAATCGTGCGGTTACCTTGTACGTCACTTGATTTCTCCTTTCGGGACGCATGTTAACTTATAATTATCCCAGGTATAACCTGAGATCTTCTTCTCACGGATTACAGTTGCGGCGTATTGACACGCTTCTCTATTATTGAATTCTTGGAAAGTCACGGTCTGACCGTTGCCACCTGCGCCAGCAAAGTATGAAACAACGATTAGAACGTAAATCATTAGAAGTCTCCGATAGATTCTGTTAACTGGCGCAGTCGATGCTGGATGAAATAGTTGAAGATCTTGGCGCGCGGATTGCGCTGGTACTCATTGTATTTAGACACGATCACACTCTGCAAGTCTTCAGGAATGCAGTCTAGATCAACCATCATCTTGTTCCTGTGATAATTGCGCAACATCTCACCCTGACAATATTCTTCAGGACTCATGAGCGTCCACTCTTCGAGCTTCTTCTTAGGAAGCGGCTTCTGACGCCCGCCAGATACGAATGTGTCGTCAGCTGACAAGAAGTTAGGTACGCCGTCACCAGAATCGCCTTGCAGAATATGATACTGCTTGAATCGTTCTGGATTTACGTCAGGCGTAATGAACTTCTTAGTGATTGGCGAATACTGCGCGACATTATCATACTTCTGCAACTGCGCAAAGTCTTTATCGCCAGAGATAATAAGAATCTTTTCAGTGACGATACCGTGCTGACCATATGCGTGACAAAGAGCGCCAATGATATCATCAGCTTCTGCGCGCTCGAATCGTAGAACTGGATACGGCATATTCTCAGCGATCTCATCGCGGATCTTGTGCAGCGCATTGAAGATAAGATTCCAGTCATGCGCAGATTTCTCACGCGCCTTACGACGACCAGCCTTGTAGTGTGGATAGATCTCGCGCCGCCAGTACGAAGGACCGTCGGCACAGATAACGATCTCGCCATACTCCGAGCCAAACTTCTTCTTGTACAAACGAATGCTCGCAAGAACCATATGGCGAACCATATCTTCTTCGAGCTTACTATCATTGTTGGCTAGCTGCATCATGATATTTGAAATCATGACTTGGCTGAAATCGACGAGAATCATCACTTACTCCATTGCATAATTGTATCATATCACTATAGGATATGATTGTCAAGCCGGATCTTCTTCATCGTCATCTTGATGAAGAATGGCTTCGACCGCTGCTTCAACCATTTCGTGGAACGGGTGGCTTAGTCCCATTGTCTTGAGCAACGTTGCGCGAAAGGCTTCCATCGTAAAGCCAAAATGCTTGTCGAACTCTTTCGTGAATACATCGAAGCCTTGTTGACCTAGCTTATTAGCCAGCTGTGTTGCATAGGCTTCTGTCACTTCGTCGATATATGCGCGCTGTGATGCTTCGCGTGCTTCTTGATCTTCAAGAGGCGCAATCAATCTAACACGAGCGCCAGGGAACATTACAACGTTGTTATTTGATGGCTCGGAGGATGATTGTCTGCTCATTGATTCTTCCATTAGGATTACTCGCTTTCGTGGTCAATGCTTTGAATGCACGTTCTGCTGCTTTGGCTGTAGCGCCTGTAATGTTAGGCAACGCATCTGCGGGCTTACGCAACTTCTTCTGTTCTGACTTATCTGAGAACGACTGGATCGTAGTTCCCTTCACTGTCAGTCCAGTCGCTTCAGCTGCGACATAATGAGCGAGAACATTGGTCTTCGTATTGAAGAGCCACAACTCAGATGAGCCAACGATCTTCGACGGATCAATCGACACCAGCTTGAGTTCTGTATGTTCCTTCTGGAATTTGATTCTAGATACAATCTTGTCTGCAGACTTTGGCTTAGTCTTACGTGGCTTGCGCACAGTCGTCTTGCGATTGTTCGACAGATACGACTCGCAATCGCCAACGAGATTGCTAAACATAGTCATGCGGGCCTTCAGCTCTTTCTTTGACATATAGCTGTAGGCTTCTTTGAGATCTGGATCGACGGTACGTTCATTAGCCTCAATCAGTTCTTGAAGCCAAGGAACATAGTAGTCGATCAGTGCTTTGACTTCCGATGGCTTTGCTTCTTTCTTTTTCAGCCATTCATAGAAGTTGTACAGATTGTCGGAATTGTCATCTACATAACCCTCGACTTCTGCGATAAGAATCTTTGAAGAGTCAGCCTTGACTGGCGCAGAAATTGCAGCCTTCGCGCTCGCGCGAGCGAGATCTGCGGCCTTGCGACACATATCAATAATCTTGGTCTCGATCTTAGTCTTGCGCTCGTCGTCAGCTAGACCCATCGTGTACATACGAGCCATAGCTGCGACCGAGCTGCTAATCTGAGAATCAGGCAGACGTCCAAACATCGCGATGGAAGCGCGAGACATACCCGCGTCTTCCATGAACTCTACGATGAACTTACGCCCCTCTTTGGGCTCGTAGAAGTAGTTGTACCAGTTGTAGGCTGTCATCTCGCGCAGGCGGATATCGCTCTCGTTCAGGAAAGCAATATCATCCCACGTTGGCTCTGGACCCATATGTTTGGAATCAGCGCCACGTGGCAGAATAGCCTTACGCTTCTTGACCTTTACGGATAGTAGACTCTTTGCCATACGTTTCTCCTACCATTATGATAAGTATATCATATGGCAAAGTGGTTGTCAAGAACTAATCGAGCCCAAGAAATCGCGCCATTGAATAGCCCGAAGATCCCAATTATAGAAGTTGTCGAAGTAGATTTTCTGTAGCCTTAGCCTATCCTGATTATGGTCATCCCAGAATCCGTCGATGACCATTTTAAGAATGCCAGCGAACTGATTTGCGTGGACATTGGCGTTTTCATCCCAGCCATACATGACTGCGAAGTTGGCGCACGTTTCAGGAAGAGCAGCGAAGTTAGGACAGATTACCGTACAACCAGCGCTCATCGCTTCGATCACAGAGATTGCGCTCGTCTCTGGCCAGATATTAGGATACGCATAGATGTGCGCTTTCTTCAGTGCTTCACGCACAACAGAGTTTGGCTGATATCCATGATACGTAATGTTCGGATGACGATTGCAGCGATCGAACAGAGCCTTGTACGGCTCGTCGCGTTGTTCCCATCCGTAGATCTTGAACGAAGAATAGACGTCTAGATGAAAGTCTACGCCACGACTAGCCAAGAACTCGACGACCGGAACAAGGATTTCTAATCCTCTATGCGGCGTCGTGTGATAAATGAGATTAATCGTTCCTTTAGGTTTGACGTGTTCTTCAATAGGGACGATCGCGTTCTGTAGTACGATGCCCTTTGAATAGGGCACTCCAAGCCCAAGATTGTAAGTGGACTGCTGATAGTGTGATACGAATACGAGTTTTTCGAATCGCTCAAGGCTTTTCAGATCCTTCAAATGTTGTGATTCTGGATCGTCCCATGTGTCGTGCAACCAAAGAATGTTCTTTTTGTTTGGATCTACTGCACGGACACGAGAACAAATGATATTGAACTTATCGACAAGTTCAGGTGGCAAACGCTGAATCAATCCTTGGTACATCTGCTCAGTGCCACCTTTAGCACCAATATGTTCAAATGTGCCATTATCTGTAGGATCGATTGTTGTAGAAGATTCTTTCAATCCAGTGATCTTTAGTTTAGTCATTCACGCACTCCATTTAGATTCTTCATCAGTATATAGCTAGATCTTACGACCGAGATACTTTGCATCAGTCTCGTCTGTGATATACTGAACTGCACCTTTGTTATATGCTGGCGCAACACGCTTCGCTTTCTCTTCGATAGCCTTGACAGTCGCAGCAGATTCTTCCGCACCACGCTTCCACTTATGCTCAGTCAACTTATCACGCTTCGCAGCGATACCGCCAGGAATCGTGTTGGTCAGTGGAGCAGCATTAGATTCGACAGCCAATGAATATGAGAACTTCTTCTTAGTCTTAGTTGGCTTACTATAACCAACACGATCAAGCAATTCTTGTGTCACACGTTGTGAATCAATCATAGCCTGAGTTGGCTTACGTGCTTTGCGCTTACGCAGATTCGTAGTCGTGTAATAGGCTGGCAGTAATGGCATGATATTGACCCCTCATCACAATTACCATTATATGGTCAAATAGGTCAGTTGTCAAGAAGAAAATGGTGGGCGTACCGGGACTCGAACCCAGATCGGACGCTTATAAGGCGCCTGCTCTTACCGCTTGAGCTATACGCCCTATTTCACAAGATAGTCGAAGTTCTTGTTCTGCATATATTGCTGCACCTTTTCTTTGGTGTCGAGAACAAGTCCATCAACATGATAATACGATTTTTGGGCTTGCATTTCTACGGGAATCCAATAACGCATAGTGGCTGTAATGCCATTTCCGCCACCATACTCTAATGCTTTCTTATAGCGATATTCTTCAAGCTGTTCCGCGTTCATCACATCGTGTTCAACGACATTCTTAGTGAACTTATCCCACAAACATTTGAAACAATATCCACACGGTTCTTTTATTGATTCTTCATTGACAGTTGGCGACGCACAAGAAATGCAATATCTCTGCAGGTTTTCTGGCATGTACTTAAAGATATGCCATCTGTTAAACTGATAATGAAAATCATGATTCAATAATGGAAACCACATACGAGCAGTGGGCGCATATTGTTTCAGTTTCTTTTCTGCTTCGACGTGCTTCGGACTTCCTTCAGTTCCATCTGTCGTTTTATATTTCTTGCGCATTTGTTCCCAGGAAATGCCATGCACGAGAGTATCGTACGATCCAGCATTAACTCCTGGAATCGCCCACCAAATAAAATAATCTAAAGGACCGCTAGCGATTGCATGCAGCTTGTCTTTTACAATATAGCGCGATAGAAACGCATTGTCTTCAGTAAATTCTTCGCGTTGTATTTCTTTCGTGATAAACGTGAAGTCTCTGATCTTTTTCAGCTCTTGCACTATTATATCGAGATTGGGCTGAATCTTACTCAAAGACGGCTGAGCGCTCATACAAATATCTTTATGATAACCATAAAAGCATACAGCCGTAATTTCATGTGTCGTTTCTGTCAACAATTTGTACATAATGTAAGTGGAATCAAATCCACCGGAAAACGAAACAAGAATTTTCATAGATCAGCTCATTTCTACCCAACCAGTAAGAATGTACTTCGTGTTGCTGATTGGTGGATTGCCACGATGAGTGTGGGTATATCCCGCAGGCCACAGAATCAGTCGTCCAGCCTGTGGCGCGATTCTCTTGGGATAGTAAAGAAATTCAGTTTCTCCTCCATCACTCACATTATTCAGATATAGAATGAATGTCATCATACGACGCATATTTCCTGGATTATCATCTTCGCAATGCCATACATGATAACCGCCACCAACTTCAGTTTTCTGTAGTTTAATGAGTCGGATCGTGTGATGAGGGAATCCGCCGATTATGCTATACTTCTCTGCATACTTAGGATAGACTTCATTCCAGAACTTACGGTTAAATAAATTAAATGGTTCTAGATCTGAAATATCAAATTCTTGAGTAGAAAGCAAAGATGTTACATATAATTGATCGTCTTTCTTTTCGTGCGATTTGCTTCCCTGAGCTTGTCTGCTCATGGTAAATCCAGCATTCTCAAAACGATGGAAACAGTCGATGACCGATTGACATTCTTCTGGTGTGAAAAAGTTGTCGTATGTAAGAACGAAATTCTCGAATGTATAACTCATGACGCTAACAGCTCCTTCATTCTGTCTGCTGCATAACTGGCTGCGAATGCTTGCGGCTTTACTCTAGGGGTCACATTGCATGTGCCGCGAATATAACCGATAGCCTGCTGAACGACACAACTGCTTCCGTGAATAATGTCTGGATTGATATCTAGATGAACTTCCGCATGACGATCACCGATTGCTTCTGCGAGATCCATATAAAGCTGTGCCGCTTTATAGACCTCGTTCATCAACCTATATGCGGGCTTATTTTTACGCTGATCGAAATCGCGCTCTGTGGATACGGATCCAAAAACTTTGCAACCACGAGCCCCGTCATAGTGAACCACAACGGCGACTGTGTAGTCTGCGTACCATAAGTCATCCTTACCCCTGTATCTCTCGGAGTCTGCACCAATATAAATGCAAGTTGATTCGGAGCAGTTCCGAATGAACTCACGCACTTCATCAAGATTCATGTTATTCATCGCTTGTATTTATAGTGGTACCCACGGTCGGACTCGAACCGACACTCTAGAGATTTTAAGTCTCTTGTCTCTGCCGTTGGACTACGTGGGCGAATGTAAAGGAAGGGCCCGTAATTTGATAGTAGCCACGGAGCCGGGCATTATTGGCGGAGGATAAAGGAATCGAACCATCACCCTTGCGGGGGCTCGGTTTTCAAGACCGATTGCTCACCATGAACGCTATCCTCCAATCTATTAAACTCTGGCACCCCACCGAGGACTCGAACCCCGCTCTGCGGTTTTGGAGACCGCTACATCGCCCCTAAATGCTTGTGGGATACTTATCAGAACTTCACCTTTAGACCAGCCTTACCAATAGCATTATTATAGTCTACTGATATGCCCTTGTCAAATCCTGCTGACAGATCAATAAAAATGCCGTCATAGATTTCCTTCTTTACTGTTCCTCTTGTACTTATAACAGTTTTGAAGTCGGGCGACTGGATAACGCGAAGTTCTGCAGACACATCTTCATCAATTTCGAATCTCGATCCTATATATGGCATTGCCTTGATCGACGAATCCGTGCTTGGAATGGTCGACAGAAGCAGCGAGCCATATTCAGATGCAGAAGCAATCATGCTGTCATTTACGATTACGCCAACAAGTGGTCTAAAGCCTACGTATGCTTCAGGAGCATATGCAGCAATGTCGGCATAGAAGTTGTTCTGCTTCACTCTTGAAGAATTTACAAGAGCGAACTCAGGAATCGACGTTGTGTTCTTGTATTCGCTTTGCGAAGCACCAAGAGCAACGCGGAACCAAGCATAGTCTTGCTTCGTCATTGCATAAACAAGAGCACCGTATGACTTCTGATCCGTCGATGAGTTCACGAAGTCCTTGCTCTCACCCATCTCGTAGTATGCAGCGAAGCCGAATGTGTTGTTATCCACAGTCGTCTGATATCCACCAGAGATTCCGCCAATACGATAGTTTCCTACAGTCTGAGTGTAGCGAGCAGTAGGCGAAGCCCAGACTCCATCTTTCGTGCTAAGAGCATCTACCGCAAACAGATTCATGTTGCGCGAAGCGATTGCATCCTTCGTTCCAAGGATAGAAGCGCTCTTCGTAGAGTTTGTGCTTGCAACAGCTGTAGTAGATGAGTTTATAGCAGTTGTCTGAACTTGATTTGTTACAGTCGTTTGATTTGTCGCTGTGTAAGATGTGTATGTCTGTACAGTTGGCGTACCGTTCACAACTTCAGTCGTTCCATCAGACTTTGTGATTGTTGTAACTGGTGTAGAAGTTACAGTCGTGACGGTAGGCGTTGTCGTAGTTGTTACAGTCGTTACTGGTGTCGTGTCGGTGTGAGTTGTCGTCACTGGCGTAACAGTCGTTGTCGTGACCGTACGAGTAACATTGACATTTTTGCCATCGCGCGCAGCAGCGTCTCTGTTAGCAGAGGTTACAGTTGGCGTACCATATGTAACTGCTGTAGAACGAGTTGTTGTTCCAGTCGTTGTCTGCGTAGTAACAACAGGTGTTCCAGTCGCAGTTGTTGTCGTTCTGACGATAGTGCCAGTAGCACTGGTGATTGTAACAGTAGAACCGCCACCAGCTGCTCCGTTACCGGAGTTGCTGATTGTTCCGCCTACAGTGCCTGCTACGATTCCTTTGATAAGTTGCTCAAGGAATGCTTCGTTGTTAGCGTCATAGAACGCGCTCTGCGTCCAGTTGATATCTGCAACAACAACGACTGTACCATTGTATGTTGCACCAAGATCGCCGGCGTTACCGATCCACATCTTGGCTGTTGCGTTTCCGCTTGCGTCGGCAGAAAGTACACGACCACCAGCACTGGTAATGGTTGCTGCAGCAGCGAAGTCTACTGTTTCGCCGTTAGGGAAATATGTTCCGTTTCCTGACTGATTGTTTTGTGGGCTACCACCTACGGTGATGGTTCCACCACCAAGGGAGCTTGTGAATGCGCTGATACTGTTGTTTCTAACAGCGAATCCAGCGTGCTCGCCAGAAAGATATAGATATCCTCTGTTCTTCAGGAATGCGTCATACTTAGCCATATCATCGGCTGAGAGCGCTGTGCCGTAGCGCATATCCCAGACCTGCTGATATCCAGCAAGACTGCCAGGACTTCCTGTTCCAGCTTGATATGTTACTGTGTGTCCCTTTGCTTCAAGTTCTGTTTTGACGGAAACGTGAGAGTCGCCTTCTCCGCCAAGAATAAGAACGTTATCAGCAAGAGCTGTAGTTGTAAGCGCAAATAGAGCGACCGCAGCCGCTAAAATCTTTCTCATCTGGACCTCCTATGTGTGGACGAGTGTAAGTCATCAACATCATAGCGAAGTCAGTCAGTACAATATACCGTACTATTTAGTATTGGTGCGCCTGGAGGGACTTGAACCCCCACGCCCTGCGGCAACAGATTCTAAGTCTGCCGTGTCTGCCATTCCACCACAGGCGCATTTTTGGAGCTACCTCCCAGAATTGAACTGGGTTCTCAAGGATTTGCAGTCCCGCGCATTACCGTCCTGCTCAGGTAGCGATAAGGTTCGATGAGGACGGACAGCGCTATCCTTTTCAGATCACGGGTTTCCAAGGTTTTAAGATAAGATTAACCTACCGTAATATGTAGGCATCCATCATCCCGACCTCGTTATAGATCTCGAGTCTATAACCGTTCTTCTGCTCTGCTCATCGAATATGGTGCCGGCACCAAGAATCGAACTCGGGACCTGATGATTACAAATCAACTGCTCTACCATCTGAGCTATACCGGCGAATAAATTGGTCGTTAGCTTTTACACCCCCGAAACGAGACTTGTTATCCCGCGACGACCAACGCGGTGTGAATGTGGGAGCTAACCGTGGCTCCCGTCGGGTCTATTTAGCGCGACCAACCGTGAGGGTTTCCTAGCGTTTCAGCAAACCCACAAAGCATCTATTGAAATGAAAGGGCAACCCCACGTTCATTTCAATTTTGGTGGAGACATGCGGGATCGAACCGCAGACCTATTGCTTGCAAAGCAATCGCTCTCCCAACTGAGCTATGTCCCCAAACTGGTGCGGGATGAGAGGGTCGAACTCCCGACATCTTCGGTGTAAACGAAGCGCTCTTCCACTGAGCTAATCCCGCAAAAGTAGTCGAACGCATACTTTTCAAAAAGACGTCGTTCGCATACTTAAAAATGGCTCCGCGACCTGGACTCGAACCAGGGACCCGGTGATTAACAGTCACCTGCTCTACCAGCTGAGCTATCGCGGAATAATTTCATATTTCACTTTGCACGAACTACGACATCCAATGGCAAATGCAGCACCTCGAGCCAAGTCTAACTGATATCCTTTTCTAAACGGTCCTCTATCATTTATACGAACAACAACGGACTTATCCTTGTGTGTGACGCGCAACATAGTACCAAATGGATACGTTCTATGCGCGGCTGTCATACCATTAGGATCAAACTTCTCGCCGTTGGCTGTTCGTTTGCAGCATTGATACCAAGTCGCGTTCATCTCTCCCTTAGAAAGGGCGGGAGTTGCGAACAGAACAGTCGCAGAGATGATGAACGCTCTTAACATATTTATCTTTCATATAAAGGGCCACTCTTGGGACTATAGTACCCCATCCTGCCTATTCCAGGCTCTATCTCTCGAGAGGCGAAGAGAAGGATATTTAGTGGTCCGTGTGGAGAGATTCGAACTCCCGACCCCATGCTCCCAAAGCACGTGCGCTACCAGACTGCGCTACACACGGAAACTTATTCTACCAACGTTGGCAGATACGACGCTCGCGCATACCATACGGCGTGCGATCCCATGTACTATAGCAATGCACAGGCGGCCGACGATACGGATATGGCGCGCCAGGATACGCGGATGGAAGCGGATGATGAACCGCAACCGCAGGAACTGGACGAGTGTACACCGTAGTCGTTGTTGCACTACATCCAGCCAACGCAAGACCAATTCCCGAAACAATCAAGATCTTCTTCATGCTATACTCCATCTAATATCGTCTATTGTTTCGATGGTTTCATATCCATCGTATTCTTCGATTCGATATTTAGTCCCAGAAGGAAGATCCTCGATACGCAAATCAGCTCCATCATGGCTCGCTTCTTTGCCAAGTTCTTCTACGACTTGAACGAGGAACGGATCATCGCGCTTGATATCGCTATCCCACATTTGTTCGCCGTTCTTATCTATAATGTCAAGATATGTTCTATCCTGCATACCTTCGTAGACGACTTCTTGAACCGTATATCCAGCCAGTTCTGCATAACGACGGATCGCTTTATGTGAAAGACCAAAGCCACCGTAGCAAGCATTATATACTATCTTGGTCACACTCATCTCCATTTATTGGCAGATTCTTTCGTATCCCATCAAGCGAGGGCGATTGTATCTGTCGTAGTTGTAAACTGGTTCATCCCAACATACGGGCTGACGATTGTAATAGTATGCACCAGCACCAAGAGCGCCGAGCGCAAGTCCACCGACGGCGTATGGCACCCAGTTGTTGCGGCGAGGCGCGACATGATAGTGCGGCGCTGGCGCGCGGTAGCCATGGCGATGATCGCGACGATACTGCGCTTCTGCGGTGGAAGTCAATGCAATCATGGCGACGGCGGCTAATGCTACGACTTTCATGTTACTCTCCTAATGGCGATCGCGGATGGATTCGAACCATCGACCCTCAGATTAGAAGTCTGATGCTCTATCCAGCTGAGCTACGCGACCTTTTCTTTTGTACGCCTTGCGAGATCGCACGACGCGCATACGATATTTAGGTGTGCGAAGATCCTTCGCTATATGATTCTTTCTCATGCAGCCAAGTCCTTCACCATACGACCCATACGACGACCGTGGGCCGGATACGCAACAACAGCGACTTCCTTGTTCCAGCAGGCGCGGCAGTCGCCACATTTGCCAGAGCGCTCATACGCATCGCAAACCTTAGTCGCGCTCGTCTCGCTATCAGCGAACGGGATAACCGTCGAGCCGTGATCCGCCTCGAACTCGCCAGTCATAGAATCTGACGAATAGCGGACGGACACATTGTCAAGAGTCTTCATACGCTCCAGGATCGCGCGGATACGCGGTACCTTGTAAGACTTGGTAGGAAGCCAATGCTTGACATGCGACGTCTTCTGCATAACCAAAAAGATCTTGAACGCGAGCGCGGGGTGATATACGTCGCCAGAATCAAACCAGCGGAAGAACTTCTGCCGCTTCAACTCTTTGACCATATCATCGACCCATTCTGCTCGCTTCCAGTCTTCGCGATTGTGCTCGCGGACTTTGATCGCGTCGGGCATCATATAGAAGCCTTCGTTCGCATAACAACCGGCGCAAACAGCAACGGGCAACTTGGTAGCCTTGTCGATAGAACCAGGGCAGGTAGCACGGGCCTGGAGCGACCAGGACTTAGCCGGCATCTTGGAAGCCTTGGACAACTTGATCATAGCGAAACCTTTCATCTTGGCTTAATGATACCACGGGATGACTGGATTGTCAAGGCCCGTGGTACTGTTAAGCTAAGAATCAGTCAGCGAGAACGTTCGCGCGGGGAAGATTCTCAGCGACCGCAACGCGAGCGGCGAGCTGTTCAGCCCGAGCGGCTTCTTCCGCTTCCCACTCCGCCTCGAGCGCATCGAATTCTGCGCGGGTATCTTCCTTGATCTTGTCAAGGGCCGTCTTCTCGCGCTTGGTCACTTCCTTCATCGTAGCCAGATTCTTGGCCTTGACCGCGTCGACTTCTTCAGTCGACTTGGACGGAGCCTTGTTCTTAGCAACGATCGCGGCGACTTCTTTGCTGATAACCTTCTTAGCCTTAGCCGCAGCCTTGGGAGTCTTGGCCTTGGAAGCCTTACGGGCTGGAGCGGCGGTAGCAGCGGCGAGCGCGCTCTGCGAGATCGCACCCTGGAGCTGGTACGCGATAACGGCCTTGCCGCCGTCGCGGATCGCTTCGAGGACTACGCCAGCCTTGCGGGCAAGGAACAGCGCGCGACGAGCGCGGCGGGGCGTACCGGTAGCAGACTCAAGCTGCTTCGCGGTGAAGCGATTCTTGTTATTCTTGAGAAGATCGATGACATACTGGGCTTTCATAGTATAAACCTTTCGTTGGTGGTCACATTATTGATTCTAGCGGGTCGCCCCGCGGTTGTCAAGGGCGATTATCGAGAATATGAGCTACAGTGAAGCCCACGATCATCACGATCCAAAGGAACGCGAGCGGAGCTATAAGAATGGCGATATCACTGGTACTCATGGAATCCTCTCAATTCACCCTATATTCTTATTGTACGCGATTAGGGGCTGATTGTCAAGGCCCCTAATCGAATTATTTTATGGTTAAGCCTGAGCTTCCCAAGCAGCGATTAAGCGGCTATAGTTAAGGTCGTACGGCAAACCCATACGCTCAAGCTCACGAAGGTACGCGATTTTGTCGGTTACTGAAGCTAGACCTTGGAAGGTGGCGTAAATATAAGCTAAGGTCATGTTAACCCCTACGGTTACGATTAAGCGGGCTTTAACTAAGCTATAAGCTACGGCTTAACTATAAGCTAAAGCTACGCTATAGGGGCGGATCCCCTATAGTCCTAAATGTATAGGGTTGGGGTGGGATTGTCAAGGCCTTATTTTCGTTACGATCGTAACAGATTTTGTTACGTTTCAAACCGGCTAGTTTTAGGACCTAAGATTAGCCGTTTTATAATCTAGCCGCATAGTGGCATCCCATAAAGAAAAACGACTGGGCCAAACGCCCACCAGAGCATTGACCCAGTCGCTAGAAATAAAAGAGCCGCGATTATATACGCGACTCCAACCATCAGAACTTGTAGTTCACACCAACCGTTGCGCGATCTTCGCCAGCCTTACGGTCGAAGTTATCAACACGACGATAGCGAGCGTCGAGATCGAGCGATGAAGTCAGCGAGAACTTCAGACCGCCACCGACGTTCCAGATTGCTTCGTTCTTGACATCAGCCCAACGATAGCCGACACCAACGAGAGCGTATGGTGTGAACGAGCCGAACTTATATCCGCTGACTACATTGCCAGCCACGTCGTTCGTTCCGCCCTTCTTATAGTCATAGGTACCTTCAGCGGCTACACCAATAGGTCCGAGGCTGATGACATTGTAGCCACCAACAACGCCAAAGGTCCAAGGTGCATCCGTATTGATTCCATCAGTGACAACTCCACCAGCATTCACTCCGGCATAGTATGCCTTTGAAGTAAAGATAGGCGCTGGTGCAGCGGGAGCACTCTTTCCTGGAAGGTCAGCGGCTACGGCGCTAGTCGCACCAAGAACCACTGCGAGTGCAGCGAGTGTATTTCTCATATGTTCTCCTTAATTGATGATAACATTATATAGAAATAGGACGAGTCCTACAGTCAATGGCATCCAAAGAAGGAAGCCTATCGCGAATAACATATTTAGTCCTTCGCGATATTTGGAGCGGCGAGCGGGAATCGAACCCGCGACCAACAGTTTGGAAGACTGTGACTCTACCACTGAGTTACCGCCGCGATTTGAATTAGTTTCTGTCAAGCCACTCCAAGACGTTTTCTGGAGACGTCTCTCCGTATGGATCAGTGTCGCAGTTATGACTAAATCCTGGCTCCTCAAACCACGCTTCAATGACGCCGTTATTGACGATCATAGCATAGCGCCAGGAACGATCGCCGAATCCCAGATTTTCCTTCGAAACAGTCATACCGAGCTTGCTCGTAAATGAGCAGTTTCCGTCGGGGATTAACTTGACATTCTGAATGTTTTGAGACTTAGCCCAAGCATTCATCGTAAACGCATCATTCACTGAGATACAGTAAATATCGTCGATACCGCGATCCTTGAACGCGCGATAGTTGTTCTCGAATCCAGGCAGCTGAAACGTCGAACAAGTCGGAGTAAAAGCCCCAGGAAGCGAGAATACAATCACGCGCTTGCCACCAAAGTAATCATAGCTGTTCACATCTTGCCAGCGATAAGGATTCGGACCTTCGATAGAGTCGTCGCGCACGCGAGTCTTGAATACTACCGCAGGAACGATTGTGCCAACACGATTAATACTAGCTGCTTCGTGCTGGATTCTCAACCACTCATCATATTCCATAATATCCTCCTTAGGCCTGTCTAGTCAAATAGTTTGGTCGAACATACTTAGCACCAAAGTATTCCTTGACAAGAGCGATGACCACTTGATCGTCGTACTCCTTGCAAGAGAACACATCGAGATACATTGCGTTTCCACCCATACCATCATCAGGTACGAAGTGAGCGCAGATATTGCTGGTCTCAATCAGCTGGACGAGAGTGTATCCAGCCTTGTTACCAGAACCGAAGTTTACGATCTGCGGCTCGCCATATGCTACCATGTCGATATCTTTGACAAGCCGCTTGGTGAAGTTGTAAATAGTATCATAGCTGGTAATTGCTGCGTTGTCAAGTTCTGCGCAATCCAGAATGAGATGATAGCCCCAATATGACATTTGTTTCTCCTATAGTCCTTCGAAAGATTTGATACTTCTCGTGTCGTAGGTCCATTCGTACCACGACTCAAAAAATGCTCGTACCTCTTTCTCGTCGAACTTAGGATCCTTGAGGATATCGACGATGGTATCAGTCGTAGCCCTATTACTCACACAATCATACTCACAACGCCCGAACGTGACAACTGGCACTTTATGTAGCAGTGTTTCCATACCAGTTCCAGAGTTCACAACTACGACTGCTCGCGCGCGAGGAATAATCTCGTGTATGCTTACATCGTCGATCCATCTTGTGTGTCTGTATTTAGCGGCAATCGACATGAGATCTACCATACTCATGGGATTCACGGGATGCCCTTTTACATACAGCGGGATATTTAGCTGTTCTGTCGCTTTGCAAGTCGCTTCGAGAGCTTGTTCGACTGTAACGTCCGAATGAAATCTAATAGTTTCATCGTGCGGAATCTGACAAGGAAAGAATACAAAATCGTCAGGTAGACTCAGATTCTTCTTAGGCGGCTGATCGAATTTACTTCCTCCTGTCGCTGCGCGAGCTTGCATCTGTGCGTAGAAACTGCCAGGAGGAACGATTCTATTCTTATCGAACAAAAACGGATAACACGAAGCTCCGCCTGCGAATCCTTTAGAGTCGATATAGAACTGCCACGGAAACACAGATTGCATATAGTAGCGAACGATCTTGTCGCGAACAGGAAACGTCTCGAGCGACTTGTGTGGGACATAAACAATATCCGCATCGGAACGCTCTGCTTCCTCGGGAGTAAACTGCCACAGTGGCTTTTCTATGAACTTTACATCGTCGCCTTTGATTCGATGATAATTCAAAAGCATATTTCCCATGTTTTGCCAATGAATACGAATCGGCGGGATGGGACCGCGCTGTGCAGTAACAGGTCCTTGCTTGAATGTCACATCAAGCCTGGGAAACATAATCAGAATCTTTCTCATCGAATCATCCTATCGAACTCGTTCTTCTTGGACACATATGTTGGATTATCATACTTACGCGGACCTTTACCAGTCCAGATCGTCGTTCCTTCAATAAATTCCCAGTCCATGAACTGCGAATTGAAATACTTATAGTGATAGTCTTTTATATGATTTTGATATGCTTCATTGATAGCCACTTGATCCAGAAACCACGCAAGCGGTCCTTGCTTTATACGTTGAGCCACTGTTTCGAGGAATGGAACTGCGTCGTGTGAAACAAACACAGCGCCCGCAGCCACACGACTGCCAGCGTTTTCCCATCCCTGCGTTCCTGGAAGCGGATCCCGTAAGAACAGACCAACTTGATATTCTTCAATATCATAGATATGTTTCATGATCAGACAATCTGTATCAATGATAAGAAGATCTTCTTTATGATTTTCTAAGACAGGAATCGCGGAAAGGAATCTGTCGCACGCATAAACAGTTCTGCGTTCTTCTTTTGTATTCGATTCAGCAAATGGAGTGCTCATGCTCCAGGAGAACTCACTACCTGGCCAGCCCGCGAGCTTATTATACTCAGAACTAAGATTATCTAGGAATTCTCTATCATCCGCTTCCGCATTGCATACGTTGACGTGGATAGAGTTGTCGTTGCAAGCAGCAGAAGCTACGAGCGCGGGCGCATGTAGGCGAAGATAGACAGAATCACATGATGTAAACAATTTCATATCATTGACCTATGATATTATACTCGCCAAAAGTTTCGTTACTGAGTTGCGGCGTGTATCCATTGAGAACTGCTTCTGCGCGCATATCGTGCCATAACTTGACAAGATCTTGACGCGGATGCTCTTCGCCTTTGCCTGTGAACCAAGCAGGTCTCCACGGCTGGGTACTCATCTTAGTATAATGCAGGTGCCAGATGTTGTCAATAGGTAATCCGTCTCCATCATGACAATTCCAACGCGGATCGAGGTCTAGCACATAATCAGACCCAGAAAACATACCGATATAACGATGATGGATATCTGGATTTGGTTTCATGCGCGCAGTGGGCATCAATAGATCACCCATACGTTCGTTGTCAAATACGATAACACAAAACTCGTGGCCACCAAAGCGAGCACCGCGGCGAGCAGCCAAGGGATGATTTTTAAGATCCACCGAAAAAAGATCAGCAATATCACGAAGATTAAGCTGATCAACATCCATGTAAATAGCGCGACCATGATAACCACATACCTCTGGAATAGCCCAACGGAAGCCTGAGAACGGAGTGGACCAGCGTTGAGTCTGCCATCCACCCCACGGACTATCTTCGTCTTTTGTCTGACGCATCCATGTAATATCTAATGGATGCGTCGTGTTCTTGCGGAGCGTGTACTCCAGCACCATTTCGGCTTCAGCGTCTTCGTTGTTAGCCGATGTTCCAACGAATATGCGGATCGGTTCGATCATTCTTTCTTATCTCCAAGGATCTGCAGCAGGCTCATGAATATATTGATGAAGTCGAGATAGAGCTGCAACGCACCAAACACACCAGCCTTCTCGCGCTCTACGCCTTCGATTGTGTCATACGTTTCTTTGATGTTTTGCGTGTCATAGGCTGTAAGACCAGTAAAGATAAGAACGCCAAGACAGCTGATTGCGAACGCGAACGCAGAACTCTGCAGGAACAGATTGACGAGGCCGGCGACTACTAATCCCATCGCTCCCATGATAAGAAACGATCCCATGCTAGTCAAGTCGCGCTTCGTCGTGTAGCCGTAGATTGACGCGAGCCCAAACGTCGATGCTGCGATGAAGAACACCTGTGCGATACTTCCTAGCTTAAACACAAGAAAGATTGACGACAGCGACAGTCCCATCAGAGCAGCAAATGCAAAAAGAGCCATCTGTGCGCTTCTAACAGTGAACTTCTCGAAGAAGAACGCAAAAGCAAAAGAAGCAGCCAGCGGGGCGAAGATGGCGATCCACTTGAACGATGTACCCCAGATCAGCGCCATAAGAGTAGGATTGAAGTTAAGACCCATCGCTACAAGACCGCTGAGACCGAGCGCAACAGTCATGTAGTTATAGACCTGCAACATATGATTGCGCAGACCAAGATCATATGCTAGACGATCTGCTTCTGTTGGGATTGTATTGAATGGAACATAACCGTTCATTTACTATCTCCTTATTTGATTAGCTCGTTAAAGTCGATCCTGTTAAATACACCGTTTAACTGATATTGCAGATTCAATTTGTTTTGAATAGCGTATTGTATAACCCATGAAAGAACTTCGGAAGAAACTTTATCGCAGGCTTCGTTCATTTCTAGATACGCTTTCCCATCGACGGTTCTCCACTGTAAAATAACTCCAGACTGATTAGGTTGCATCCAGTCGGGAATATTTTCATCTAGCAACCAGTTGCAATTAAAACTCTTGCAAGGATCTTCTGGTCTGTTTTCATATATCGTGCAGCCTACGCACTTCTTGACGAAGTGACACGGGCGGCCCCTCCAGAACTCGCGGCCGTTGGCTGAGCCATATACCCAGCCTTCACAACAAGAAGTACATGTACCACAACTTCTGCTCAAGTTCTCCTCCTGAAGAACATACCTGTACGTTGCATAAAAGGCTTCTGCATAGTTGATACTTCTCTGATCTTCATCGTCACGTCGTGATCATACTCCAATCCATACTTATTGAAAACGTCGTGCCAATATTCCTGCTCACGACAATTGACATGATGATGACCAGGATAACCTGGCGGAGCAGCAGTTGCTACGACATATTTACAACGCGCGAAGTCCTGCATATAGTTGTCTTGATACTTTTCTTCTACGTGTTCAAGAAACTCGACGCTCCAGCCAAGATCAAACTCGCGAGTCCATTGCGTAGGACCAACTGTATAGTCGTGAATCATAACGCGAACATCTTGTGGGCGCTCGACAGTCCAGTCGCCATCAACGCCTACTGCATCAAGTCCACGCATCTGTGCCAACTCAACCATACCACCAGGACCGCACCCAATATCTAGGAACGTCTTTATATTATACTCATTCATGAGAAATGTCAATACCCCACGATCATTATGGGTTCTGTTGAGATGACCGCCCAGATGCGATGGAAGAGAATCTGGATTTACTTCTGATGTGTTCTGGGCTTCGATGCCACTTGCCATTGATGTTGTCATTTATATAATCATCCCGTTCCAATACTTCATGCGCAAACTGTTCGCGCACTTCTTCATAATTTACGCGTCCCTTTGTACTGTGTAGCGAGATGATCTCTCGCTTGAACAAAGATTTGTCTGTTGTTTTGATTTGTTCTTTGAGAACTTCACTGGAACCGTAGTATGATTTCCAGTCTGATTCTGAACGTTGGCGACGGGACTTACCCTTCGCTTTTCTGACAGACCAGAAGTACTTGCGACCAATGTACTTCTGGCCTGCTGGTGTTGTGATAACATATACGAAACCGTACGAGTTCCCGATATCCTCACTATCAAACTCTTTTCCGTCAAATGTCCACGGATTCTCATATGAAGCCATGAACTTATATAGCTAGTCCTCGTCTTCCTCTAGCTCTTCGATCTCTACGTCGTCCGCATCTGCACCGCAGAAAGGGCAATAGATTGGATCTAGCTTCTTTCCGCGCTTTTCGTAGCAGATAAGATACTCATATTCGCCACACGGGCAAGTCATATCCTTCTCTGGCACAATCAGACCTCACAGCCGCCCGCGACGCAAGCAAGCTCCTGCGCTCCCGTTGTAGTGTCGGTCTTTTCATAGTCTCTGAGCTTATTCCAGTCAATCGCTTTAGGCATCTTCGCAGCGAATGCTTCATAGTCTTCCTTCGAGCAATCCTGATAAGGTGCTTGCGCATAAACGTGATCGCTGAACGGAAGGAACGAAACGCCAGACATCTTGTCGAAATGATTATATACCCACGCACCAACGTCGAGCCACTCATGTTCTTTGACGGAGATAGTGACAGATGGTTTGTGCTCGCACCAGTGATCCTGATACGTAACCCAAAGTTCCAACTGTTCTATAGCAGACATATCCGTACGGAACACAGCGTTCTCTGGAGCCTTCATCGGGAACGAGAACACATATACGTTGTTCGGACGCATTACGCAATCTTCGACTGGAACACCAGCGTCGATCATCAGCTGGGCCAGAGGATCCTTTTTATCAGCACGAACGGTGCGAATATAATATGGATTATGACGAGCATGAATGCCGCTAGCAGAATCGCACAACTGAGAAACAGTGCCAGAGGGCTTGACACAAGTGACAGCAGCAGACTGCGGTATACCCAACTCCTTCGCGAACTTTGCATTGGTAGAAACGGCGATTGCTCTAAGCTCTTCGAGTCTTTCTGCAAGTCCAGGGATTTTTCCATTTGTAAGCTCATTGTCCATGATACCAGTTAGGGAAACACCAAGAAGCCTCTCTTCCTCGCAGTTCTTTTTCCACGCGGAAGAAAGATAGCGGAAGTTCGTAAGAGTGGACTGCCATGTGCCAAGGATAGTCGCCCAGTATACCTTTTCTTTCAGATCTTCCATCGTATCCGTAGCACGGATAACAACTTCCGTTAGATTGCAAAATTCCTTGTCGCGTAGAATGATCTCTGAGCATGGATTAGTTCCGAAGTCGTAGTTAACGTCGCGACGACCATGCTTATTCACAGTCGCCTTTGCTGATGCGCGATTGAAGATGCCGCGCTCACCTGACTTAGATTCATAGAGAGACTTCCACTCTTCCATGAACAAGCCAATATCTGGCTTCTCCTTATAGACGGCTGAATTGTTAGCAAGAGCGCGCTGCGATTCGCCGAGCCACCACTGACCGGACTTCGCTGTGCGCATACGATCGTCGTTCAAGTCTGACAGTGATATAAGAGCAGAACGGCGAACGCCGCCAACGACAACGATGTCTGCAATTTTACAAACAATATCATGGCACTCCAATGTGTTTAGACGACGACCAGCAGCCTTCTTGAAGATATCAACGCAGAACTTGAATAGTGCGTCAAGCGGCTCTGGACCAGAAGCACGACCACCGAACGTCTTTAGCGGTGCGCCGGCTGGACGAATCTTGCTAAGATCCCACTTAGGAATCTGACCGGAATAGAGAAGATGAACGAGTTCCTTAAGAGCTTTAGCCCAACCGAGCTTGGAGTCAGCCACAGCGATTGTTGTTTCTGAAGGATAGAATGATTCTGCAATAACTGGAAGTTGCTCAACGTCCTTTGACTCGACAGAGAATCCAACGCCTGTGCCATTCATGAGAATGTACAGAATCTCGTCAAACGAGCGTGGCGTATTGACTGCAACATACGAGCAGTTATATGCAGCAACGTTCTCGCGCTTGAGAGCTTCGCCGGCAGTCATAACGCAACGCATAGATGGCATGACTTTCTGTGACAGAACAGCGTCTTCCAGCTCTCTACGATAGTCCTTGATATCGTAGCCGTGCTGCTCTTTCAGATGTGACTCAAAGAAATTGAAGAAACGACCAATAGTCTCATCCCAACTTTCTCTACGACCTTCATCCCAAAGAAAACGTGAATAGCGCGACAGGTGGATGAATTGTTGATAGAGCGTGGGAAGTGAATTTGACATAGATTACTCCGTTTCTTATTTCTTAGACAATAATTCTCATTCGCAGACATTGCGCCTGCGTTAGCATTTTTTCCAATCTCGGATAGCCAGTTTGAGGGCGAGACCCTTAAACGTGGATTTATTTAGTATGTACTCAATCTCAGAACTACTGCATCCAGATAAAATAGCATCATTTATATCTTTATAATTCCAAGACGAATTCCAAATAACCATAGGATATCCACGTCCAGCGAATGTTTCAACACGCTTCACAATCTGTTTGTTGCGAGGCTGATTATCGAAGATAAGAACTACGTTCTCACCGCTAATGTTATATAGGGCCCGCGCAAAGTCTGTTCCTCCCGCAGCGATAGCATTGTCAAGAAACATACTATCAATTGGGCCCTCTGTGACGTATATAGTCTTTCCGCGTTTTATGCGATCTAGACCATAGATCAACGGATCGTCGGTAATTCTTACAGTCACGTATCGCAACGTGGAGTTACCCATAGCGCGACCAGTCACGCCAGTAAGCAATCCATCTTCACGTCGAAATGGAATAACCAAACGCTCATCGGAAGCCAAACGACCTTCGTATGCAGGATTAAGCTGTTCTAGGATTTTCATATCGCGAGCGTAATAAAGATCTTCCCAACGTTCTTTGGGTATCTTTCGCGACTTAACATACTCAACTGCGCGATGATGCGATGGTAGTAAATCCACTCGATGAAGCAAATCGTCGAGAATAATTGATGGACGTACTACTACGGCTTCTTCTTTAGGAATGACGAAAGTTTCATTGTTAGCCGCAACGCGCTCTTTATAGGACTCCAGCCTGTAAGATCTAGCAAGGCCAGGGTCAACAAGATCGATGAGCTTACCAAGGCTAGCGCCCACATCGCAATTATGGCATTTATATATGAGTCCACCGGATTTCTCGAATAGATAGCCGCGAGCCTTCAGTTTGTTTTTCTGAGAGTCGCCGCAGAAGGGACAACGGAAGTTATAGATTCGATCAGACTTCCGCTTGAACAGCGAAAGCCTGTGCGAGATCATCTGTGCATACTTGTGATCAGTGATAGCAGACATAAGTTCATTATAATAAATTCAAGGAAGATTGTCAAGAACTATCTCTTTGGTTGCTGGGGTGGCTTTTCTGTCTTGTAGTATTTCTGATACGCTGCGATTACAGCTTGTTGCTGTTGAATGTATCGACGGAGTTCCGCAACGTTCATCGACAGATTCTGATAGCCTTGTGGCGTCAGTGCGAACAACACAGCGTTTCCGCCGCGCCCTTCGATTTCCTTGATCTTCGCTTCGTAGTTCTCTGGCGTAATAATAGTCCATGTGACATTAGCCTGAGAAACTGGCGCAACACCAGGAACAACAAGCTCCGCTCTTTCATATAGAACTGGCTTGTCAAGAACTTTGGCTGTTTCTGAACAGCCAGCTAATCCAACAGCAAACAACGCAATAACTAATTTCTTCATGGCTTTTCCTTCGCAATCAACTCCTTGATAAGATCATTACATATTCCATTTCTTACTTTACCATTCTTTTCGTCGGTTGTCAAGTTAGCTCCCGTAATAAGTTCATTGCAACGCAGCGCATCCTTCGTGCCACGATTAACTTTCATTTCTGTTTCGTCTGGATTCTTAAGAGAGGATGCAGCAAGATCGCGATTGGCGAACTTTTGATTTAGCTGCGCAACTTCTTGTTGTGTTTGTGAGAACTTCTTAGACATCTCGTTGTTCAGCTCTTGCATTTTACGAGTGTCTTCTTGCTGTTTCTCAAGAACAACTTTCTGCTGCTCGATAACCCCTTCCATTCGTTGCTGAATTTCGGCTGCTGCTTCGAGCTTGCCTTGGAGAGCCATGATATAGAAATATCCGCTAGTCATCACAGTGAATAATACACAAGCGATTATTAGCTTGATTTTCAGCCCCATGACTTATCCTTTATGTGTTGATTCCGATCCGTCGCTTCCGTTACCCATAGCGCTCGTGCGACTGACCGCCTTGACGCGCTTTCCAAGAGCCTTGTAGAATACAGTAGCTTCGTTTGTTGCTTTTCTGCGGATGACAGCTTTGAACATCATCGGCTGTCCGTATTTCTTAAGAGTGCCTTTCATACCAATGCGAGGTTGACGCTTGCTCCAATGCACAGGTTCTGTGCTTACTCCAGCGCCTGCTACGTTAGCGATCCCGCCAGTTGTTGGGCTTCCAGGACCGCCGCCTAGATCCTCATTAATTCTTTTCTTTGCGTCTGGATGATGAACGACATGAAACATCTGCGAACCATAACGATCTGTGTGATATTGCATACCATACTTATGTGCGCTATCCCACGTATCGAAACGAGTATCAGGAACTCTTCTTAGAGCACCAGCGCGTGTTTTAGTAGCGATAGCGAACGGACCTTTGCTATGTTTGTCAGCCGGCTTTACTACTTCGTTAATCATCAGATTTTCCTCAGCGTCTCGACTATTCGCATGTCCATGATGATATCGTTTGATCTAATTGTTTCACTGTCTGGACCAATGTTTTCTATACGCTCCGGCCAATAGTTCAGCAACAAAAGAAACGGTTTCAGTAGATGCAAATGATCATACAGCTTAAAGGCCAACATTCGAGTAAGCGCTCTATGCTCAAAGACATTATATAAAACCATCAAATGATTTAATATCAATCTTTCTTTTAGCTCGCCGCGATTTTCATATCTACTGAACAGTCTTCGAAGATTCTTTATTCTAGCCAAATCTTCTAAGAATTCATTTTCATCTACACAAGGATTTAAGTAATTTCGTGCAGCATAAAGAAAAAAATTATTATCGTCCAAAGTACCTTTCATCTCACTGTTTAATTTCCTTAGCGGCCTCCACGATATCTTTATTGGCCGCTTCTGCCTTAATAAAAAAGCGCGCTGTCATAGACAACACGCCCCACGCTAAAAATCCAGTGACTGCTCCTGCTGCAAGAAGATGATCAATCGATTGTTTTGTTTCTAGAAACTCACAAATGATAGGAGCAAATATAATTGCTGATCCTGTGCAGACACCACCACGAATGGTAGCGTCTAGCACTGAAGATGGTCTCATGAAAGCAAACATAGTCAATCCGCCAAATAATCCACCAGCCGCTGATGCAGCTTTAGTGACAACGTATGAACCTGCTGCTTCGATACTCATTAGAATGTACCCAGTGCTACGCGCTTGATTGTTGTTGCATTAACTGCGATATATAAATGTGTATTTGTGAAACGCATTTCTCCTACAGCCATACCAACAGTTGTTGCGTTGTTAGATCCTGGCGTTGTACCAAATGTGATCTTAACAACATTAGCAGTAAGAGTCTTTGTAACATTAACATTAGAAGCGAACTGTGCGCGATTACCGCTCACAGTTACGTTTGCACTGAATACTGTATTTGAAGGAACAGAACCGAAGAAGTTCTTTACTGTGATCTTCTTCGATACTGGCGTTCCGTTCGGATCATCAACGATCATCAGCAGATCTGGAGCCGCTGTGGTCGTCAATGCTGTAAGTTGCGATACCTTTTTATCAGCCATCTAGCGACTCCAAATCTATTAAACGCCTCTTGGCGATACTGTGAAGTTGGTAATACGGCTGCCCCAACCATTTGATAGACCGTTAGCAACTGCACCCGTAATTACAAGATTAGCTGCATGAGTCGTTCCTTGCTCTGGATTGTAGAGTGGATTGCCTGTTACAATGATCGACTGTGCATTGATGTGATATGTAGCCTTAGCAGAACCAGCACCACCCTGCAGCTTAGGCATCGTAAATACGAGAACGTTGTTAGCAACATTTGCGCGAGCAGCAGCAGAAGCTGCGATACGAGCAACGCCGTTGTTACCACCGACTGTATTTGCAATGTTGATTGACAGTGCGTTCGATGATGCGCGAAGATGAACTGGCATATTGAACACAACATACAGGTTAGCCGATACGTTTGCAGAAATCACATTGTTCGCGTTCGTCTTGACGAAGATCTCAACGATATCTGGACGACCAAGATGTGTGTTTGATGTGTAATAGAAACCAGATCCCGGTGCAGCAGCTACAAGCGTTTCGTCGATCTGACGCTGATTACCATGGATATCACGTTTGTTAACGCGACGAACCCAACCAGCTGTCGTAGCAATTACATTGCGCTTGTTAGCTACTTCAATATTTCCGCCGGCGTCAGGTTGTTGAGTTCCTGATGCTTGTGGAAGTGGGCGATAACCCTTACGGATAGAAGCTTCTGTGTTTGCACCAGATGCTACTTGTGTTGACTCTCTTGAAAAACCCCAAAGTGCCATTTGTCTTTCCTTTCCGCTTTTCGTTAGTGACTACTCGGCATAATATAAGTATGCTATTTAGTCCTGATAGCCAATTCTCTTACCGACGGCTTTATGAACGATCTTATCGCCCTTCTCGCCGTACTTCTTTTTGATGAGAGCCTGACTCTTATTTACCTTGCTCTGCTCCTTATCGCTCAGTTCATCGCCGCGTTCGATTGCAGCACCATGAGCGGCAGTCTGACGCTTTACAGCTGTTCTGATTGCCTTCATCTTTGAGATTTCGTCGACCTGCTCTGCGTCTTCCTTGATACCAGCAGACTTCTTAGCAGCAGCCATTCCAACTGCATATGGCTCGCGAACAGAAGACTTATTCTTGATCAGCGACTTCGCAATCTCATGTCCCTTCTTGATGACAGACTTGGGAAGATTAGAAGCTTCCTTAAGAGGAGGATTTACTTCGATTGGCTCTTTGCCGAGCTTCGCATCCTTACCACCATGAACTTCGCATTTCATCTTTGATTCGTTTGTCGAGTCGCAGGTGCATTTGTCATTGCCAGCCTTGATCGTCTGAAGCTTCTTCTGAGCCTTTTGCTGCATAACGCTCATTTGCTTCTGCGCAATCTTCTGACGAATCTGCTTCTTCATCGCGTCTTTCTTAGCTGCGATTTGCTTTGCTACTGCGTCTTCAGCTTCGGTGACTTCTGTATCTTCCTTGACAGCTACGATTTTTGTTGGCTTGTTTTTGACGTACATTGGATGAGCTCTGACAAC